TAATTTCTAGTAGTAAGTACATACCAAATATTTCCAGCTATTTCAGCCAAGAAACCAATTCTAAAATCATTTGTTCTGAACAAGCCTAGATTATCAATAGTTCCTGAAAAGCTATTTACTTTTCTAGATAGCTCCCATAGTTTAGACCCGTTTGCTTGTATGCAATAATTCCTATAATACATCTCATTATTTTTTAAGTAGGCAACAATGAGACCTTGGTCATTTAATGTGTCACCATCCGCTGGCACCCACCCCCGTATACTGGCTATCTTGGTAACGCCAGTATCTAGTTCAATTGGTGTATCCAACCAGTACCTCGCCATTAAAGTACCATTTTGGTTGTAAAATATCCACGGGTGTTCTTCGGTTATAAAATCAAACCTTCCCGTCTTTGTGCTTCGTTGCCAAAACCCGTCAAATTCTATTGCAACATCCCAGCAATTATTAGCAACATCCATCTCATAATCCCAAGGTAATAAATCATCATAAGGCAAATTTTTGCTCTTAACTTTTGACAACCCATTATCTATATACGCAAGGAAAGCTCGTGATGGGCTTGTGTTGTTTAATAACCGCCTAACTGTTACATCCGACTTACTTAAATCATCCCCATTGTGGGGGGTGAACACAGTAAATAATTCTTTTGTGAACCCCCTACTAAGAAGAACTTTCATTTTTGGTTCCGCATTGTTGCCACTTACTTGAAACTTACTTTTTACCCTTGCAAGGAGTTCTGGTGGTATATATCTCATGTTGCAACACCCTCCTCATGTACATTTAACCTTAATGCTACAGTAAACCACCTATCCGCTTTGTCATTGGCTTGTATTGTGTCATCCGCCTTTGGGTATGCGTCAAGTATGCCTATGTAGTAATTACCATCAAGATAAAAGTTTAGGAAGTTTGAAATTGCATAACAACCATCAAGTAAAACTTTACCATCGTTAGTCACTATGCAATTAATGTCAAAGTATTTTGTTGCAGTGCCTATTGTTTGAACTTGGTAGGTGCCATCGAGCAACCTTGTTTTGATAATGTTGCCTGAAAGACCATCCTGTGCTTTTAATATGTGGGTTGTAATAACATTGTCACCGACTTTTAAGCTACCTACCATTCCCGAACCTCCCTCCTAAATTTAGTTAACACCATGTCAACAACGTCAACCATTTGCCCTTTATCATTAACGCCTTCGACCCTGATTGTCCCCGAGTGGTTCACCGTTTGCTCTTTTTTAACACCGAGTTCTGCTTTTGCAAATGCCCCCATGTTATCAGACATATCACCACTCAAGTTTGATAACTCATTAATTAGTAATGATTTACTTCCTCGGATACCTTTTGCCAAACCTTCCATAAAATCTGGCATCCATTTTTCATATTGTGTTAAAGGTCCTTCATCAGGTACTGAAAAATGTAAGAAGCTAGTAATTGTATCCGCAACATTTCCAACCGCATTTTTTACAAAGCTGACACCATTTTTAATCCCATCAACAAAGCCCATAATCATATCTAGACCCCAATCAATAGCTTTTTCAGGTAGCCCAGTAATCCAATCAATAGCCCCAGTTATACCATCGGTTATCGTACTAACAACTTTACTAATAACCCCTGTTATGCCCTCATTCATTTTGGTAAACATCAAAATTCCTAAGACAAATAACTTTAATGGTAACTCTTTTATCCATGTTATTATTTTTGTAAATGTGCCAACAACGAAATTCCATATGGTTGTCAACGTGTTACTGATGGCAGTTTTTATTCCATTCCAAGTATCAACAATGAAATTTTTAATTGCTGTCCAAACACCAACAAAAAAGTCTTTGAGTAATGTAAAGTTAGCAATTGCCCTCTGTTTTAGATTATCCCACAATTGACCAAGAAAAGCAACTATTTCATCCCAATATTTCCATATAAGTAATGGTATACCAATGAAAGGAGTAAGGATAGCCAGGATAACAAGCCCCCATTGTTGGAAAAAGACTTTTAGCCATTCCCATAAACCAACAAAAAAGTTTTTTATTGCTTCCCATGCGGTTATTAAAGCGTTTCTGAAACCTTCGTTGGTATTCCATAAATAAATAATACCTGCAACAAGAGCTGCAACCGCCACAATAATTATTCCTATCGGGTTTGCGGTTAATGCTGCATTCCATAACCATTGAGCTGCGGTGACTATTTTTGTTGCAACACTCGATAAAATTTGTGCATTTTTAAACAATAATATGACAGTTTTTAACGTTTTAATTCCAGTTGCTATGCTAGATATAGCCGACATAAAACCACCCAACACCAAGAGGGCTGGACCAACGGTTGCAGCAATCATGGCAAACTTTACTACCATGTCTTGTTGTTTTGGTGATAAATCACTTATTGCTGTCGCTACCTTGCTAAATACTTCGGCAATTTTTTCAATTACTGGGACAAGGCTTGCACCCAATTCGGTACCTGCATTTTTTAGTTTGTTAAAAGATGCGTTCAATTTATTGCCCGAAGTGTCACTCATAGTATTAAAAGCTTGGTCAACAAAATCGGTTCCGCTTGCCATTGTTTCCATACTTTTATCAAAAAGGGATATACCTTGGTCACTAGTTAACGTTAATACTGTATTAAGGGCTTCAACCGAGCCAAACATTGTCGCAAATTGTGAAACTTGGCTATCACCAGCTGCGGTGAGTAGCTCAATATTCGCCATTGTGCTTTTTGATTCATCCGACAAAGCTTTATACTCTTTACTCCCATTGTTACCTGCCTTTTCCATTTCAGCCATTTGTGCGGTTAATTCACCGTACTTGTCCGATTGCTTAACTAGTTCGGGTGCCACTTGTGCCAAGGCACCTTTAACATCCCCCAAAAAGCCTTTTAAACCCTTGCTCGCAAGTGCATCGGCATTAAACTCAACACCAAGTGCAGCTGCTGCATCGCTTGCTTCTTTTGTTGGCTTTGCTATATTACTAAATGCTGCTTTTAACCCAGAAACCGATTCCGATGTTGCAATACCATTTGCAGTAAGTACCGCTAAAGAACTAAATAATTCCTGTGTGCTTATGTTTAGAGCATTTGCTGTTGGTGCAACTTTACCAATTACCCCAGCCATTTCACCGAAGGTTGTCTTACCAAGATTTTGAGCAACCATCATTTCGTTAGCCACTCTAGTCGCTTCGCTCGATTCAAGCCCATAAGCGTTCAAGGTACTTGTTAAACCATCAACCGCTGTCGCTGTATCGGTAAACCCACCTTTTGCACTTTTTACCGCAACTTCCAAATAATCAAGAGCCCCCGATGTTGCCACACCAGCCGACAAAACATCATAAAGTCCAGCTTGTAAATCAGCCGTCCCCAAACCGCTTGCATTCGATAAATCCATTACACCTTCACCAAGGTCATCAATAGATACTTCGGTGCTATTAGCAACGGTTGAAATTTTAGCCATACCCGTTTCAAAGTCGGTGAATAACTTACCAGCTGCCACGCCTGCAGCAATTATTGGCACCGTAACGCCAGTAGTTAAATCTTTTCCAGCATCCGATATTCTACCGCCAATATCAGAAAATCCAGAAAACGTGTCCGTGGTACTTTTTATTTCATCTTCCGCTGTCTTTAATTTTGATGACAAATCGCTAATATCTAGCATAAACTTCGCCATAATTGAGCCTAACATTGTTGACATGATATACCTCCTTAACGAGATATAGCTGGGTCACTTTTTACAGTTCCCCAGCTACTAATTTTTGTAAGGCATTGTTTTCTCGCCTATTTTCAGTATAGTGAGGTATTTTACCAGCCTCTAATTGTCCAAAAATATACGCACAAGCCTCATCGAAACAATACGCCACATATTCATCTTCGATGTTTAATAACTGACTAGGTCTTGAATTAAATGTGCGAGACGTGTGAATTACATTGCTAATTTGTCGGCTCTTGACGAAAGGAGTTTAATGCCTTTGTACCCCCTTGGGTATGTTGAAATATCTCAAGTTTTTGTTCGTCCGTAAGTAAGTCACCAATTTCGTCAAAAGTTGGTTCCACCATAGCATTGTCACATATAACATCAATCAAAGACGCCATATCTTTCAACTTACCATTGCTCCCCATAATTTCTGCAGTTGATACAGCTTCGGATTTCTTTTTACCCTCAAATAATTCAATCGCAGTTGTCATTAACTCATTTGGTATTTTACCGTTTCCAACTAGTTTCATCAAACTCAAGCTTCTAATTCTAATGGTTATAGGTTCTTCGCCATTAGTAAAACCTTGTATATCGACTTCCCTCGTTGCCCTAGCTTTAAACTCTTCAACACTTATTACACGCTTTTTTTCATTCATTTAATTGACCCTCTTTCACATTATATTATTAAGCAGGCACCGATGTCACATAATCAATAAGTTTCACAGGCTTGCCAGATTTTGTGTTTTCTCTTGCTTTAATTTCGAACTCTGGCGCAAAAAAGTCTTTTTTAAATGCCAACTTTGGAGCCTTGCCTGTGCATTTTGTGAGGGTAATTTTGATGTAACCAATAATGTCGTCGCCTTCATAATTTGCTACATAAATCTCAGCTTGAAATAATTTCATTGTTGCACCATCTTCAAGTTTTGGGCTATCGTAACCAACAATATCCTCACCAGTTTTTCTAATAGTACCGCCTTCAATTAACGAAGCCACATTAATATCAAATGTGTTATCCTTTAATTTAAGGTTATATCCATAAAGAAGGTCTGGTGTGCTTGCAATAGCAAGTATCTTTTCATTGGTTCTTAAAACTTTTTCATCGCCCTCACTAATTACTGGTTCAAGTTCGGCTTCTTCCGCAGTTGTAACGTTGCAGATAATTGGTGTGCCAACTTTTACAAGCCCCGTTGCTGGGTCAAGTTCGCTAAGTACCACTTTTTTAATACCGTATAAAATATCAGACATTTATATATCCTCCTTAATTAAATTGTTTTAGGTATCCTGAAATCTTCCGACCTCATTATGGCTTTTTTAGGTTCATCTATAAAATCGGATGTTCTGTTGTTTGTTGCTTCTATGCCTATGCTAACAAGGGCATTTCTAACACTATTTAGCTTGTCGTCAATTAATGAAACGCTTGTCTTTGGTACATATACCATAACTTCAAAGTATTGCCAACCAGCAAGGGAATTGCCCCCTGTATTTTGGTTCTTGTACTTAATAACCGCATACGGTTTTTTGCATTCCCCATCATGTTGTCCAACCCAATACGCTGGGCAAATGGCACTTACTGTATTGTAAATAGTAGTTCTTGTCATGGTATCACCCCACTAACTTTCGATATTGTGAAACTAGTTCGCTACTAAATTGACTAATTGCTTCCTCTAGTATTGCATACTTTCTTTCCATTGCAAGCTCAAGCCAAATGCCATAATCTACTTGGTGGTATACCACTGTTAATAAAGCATCTTGATTTTCCCAATAAGCATCACCGATTATCCCTTGCCTTGCATTGCTTGTTCTGTCAACCCATTTAGCATTATCTTTCGCCCAATCAGCCATCTTGATACTGGCTGTTTTGGATATTAATAGTAATGCTTCTTTTAACGCTTGTTCGGTTATATTAAGCTCCTTGAGCACTGCGTATATTGAACCTTGCTCAACTTTAACCCCGTTTACCTTTGCCATTACGTAACCACCTCCAAGTCACATTCCCAATATATATTCAAATTCAATATATTTGCTGGGTTGTTGACCTTGTAAGTAGTTCCTGCCACGATAAACTCATCGTTCCTTAACATAATAAAATCATCCCCATATACGACGATAAGCTTGGGTGTTCTTTGACGTGTTACCGTTCCAGCTTCTGCAACTTGTGGGGATATAAAACCATGTCCACTATTGTCAAGCACACCGTTAAACGTTGCCACCTTTACGGGTAAATCGCTTAAAATAAAACCACCCATTCCGTCAGATGTTTTGGTGTACCTCATTAACTCTATCGTAGTGGGCATTTTTTCAATTGCTTTTGCAACTTGGGCTTTAATACGCTCAATGTTCATTATGCATCCGCCCTTTTCATCGTGCCTGTGGCATTTGCACGAAACATTCGTGCTCTCCTCAGCCAATATTTTTCATTGCTTGTTGTATTAATCGGTCCCAATTTAACACTATCATCTTGCGCCTTTATCATACATCCTTCATAGCTTGCTTTTTTAACGGTTTCAAATTGGTCTAGTAACGCTTGGCAAGCATCTTCAGTGAAATATGGAAATTGTTCTTCCTGCATGTTAAACCTTAAAATCTCTAAATCTGACATAGCCATTTTTCATCACCTACCACTTCGCTTCACCAAGTTGTGCAACCTCAAATTCTTTAGCTTCACTAAATGTAACTTCAACTGTTTCATTAGCGTTAACCAACACACCGCCAAGGTTAACATTTCGGTTAAATTTGAACTCAACCGTTTCAATAATTTCGCCTTCGCCTTCTAAGTTTTCTTCACCTTCATTTAAACCATCTAATTCGGTGTCAACTAAATCTTCTTTTAGTTTTTTCAAAATATTATCCTCCTTTAAATATAATTCAAGGGGTAGAGCATACGCCCAGCCCCTTGGTTAATTATCAATATTTTGGTAAATCCTAGCTGTGTACAGTTGCAATAAAGCAATTGTCAATGTTTTCGAAACTTGGTAGGAAAATTCCACTTACAATCGTAAACACGTTTACTGGGTGCACTTCTTTCGAAGTTGTTACAGCAACGCCTGTATTAACAATTTGAACTTGTGCTTCGCTACCAGCTAATAAATCACTTTCTTCTGGGGTTGTACCATAGTAAGTATTTCCCAATGTGCCAGATGGTATTAAAGTAAATACATCATCTGGGAAGTAATTAACCGCTGTACCCGAACCATTGTCGAACTTTTTGTTATACACCGCAACGGTTAACCCGAGCTTAGTTGTAACATATTGTTTCACCATTGCTTCGGTAACGATGCTCATTGTTGCAACAACGCCAGTAGTAAGGAACATGTCCTTTTTGATGCTTTCGTTTTGTGCTAAATAATTAAATGTCTTTCTTGTACATACCGCTCTTGTAGGTCTTGAACCCGTATTAGCTTCTACCAAATCCATCCATCTTTCAATGTCTTGAACTGGCTTGCTATTAACAAAATCCGACCATTTTGCGGTTGTTAACAATGTTTCTTTGTGAGCCGCATTAAACTTATAATCATAAGTATAAGGTACACGGTTCGCACTAATGTCAATTGCACCGCCTGAAAGTAATTGCATACGCATTCTTTCCGCTTGTACTCTTGCACCTTCAACCAATTTACTAACATCATCATAAATGTTGTTAATCAATGGCATAATGAAATTCGTATTTGAAGCACCAATAAATTTGTTAAGTTCTTGTCGATCTTTTTCACCAATACGCATTGCTTCTCTGAAAAATGGCATTTCAGTTTCAACTGAGTTAATACCAATTCTTTCTCTTAACGTTGCTTTCGCATCAAATGCACTTGGCTTCAATGCTACTGGTAAACCGTTTGAACCTTTAATCCATTTTAAGTCAAGCCCCATTTGTTTCTTTGCTGGAAATAACCCCTCGCCCAAATATGGGATAGCGTTTTCTGGCTTGTTTGTAACATATGAAGCAATTTCCTTGGCATTTACATAATCAAAAATTGTAGGCATTTAGTCGCCCTCCTTTGCTAATTTTAAAGTATAGTTGTCTAGTTATAATTAACCAATAAAAACAATTCGCCCAGCAAGTGCAATGACAGCATTTGCATGAGGTGCATCTGGTAATTTTGTTGTATCAACAAAACCATGAATCAATAATGCCCCTGCAGCATTTCCGTATGTTACATCAACATCAGTCAATAATACGCCTTCCGCATCAACCGCTGCACCAGCTTGACCCGTTGTTCCAGCACTATTTTTTACGGTTACACTATTTGCTGGGTTTGCAAGTGTGCCACCACCAAGGATAGTCCCTGCTTTTACAATTTTTCTACCATCGCCATCCGCAACAACACCAGCATTCGAAACCGTTACAGGTAACGCTACATAATGGTCGGGAAATTTGATAATGTTTAATTGTGGGTTTAAATAAGCTTTTTCTAAAAATTTCATTAATTGTTCCTCCTTAAATTATTTAAAGTATAGTTGGTCAACCGTTTGGGTGTTACCATTAGCTGACTTGTTTTGGTCCGCCAACATCTTACCGATGCCATCGATACCATCGTTTGTTCCACCTTTACCACGTTGTCCTGGGTTTCCTGTGCCACCCCCAGCAATATCAAATAGGTATGGCTTGCTTTCCGTCAATGTTTTAAAGGCGTCATCTAGCCCTTCAACAGTGCCATCTTCTTTGAGAGTTAATTTAGCTTTATCAATAAAAGCAAGTACATCAGCACCACTTTTATCTTTTGACTTAGCATCAAGAGCTTTTAGCTTAATTGCTGTTTCAAGAGCTTGTTCTTTAAGCTTTGTGTCGAGGGCTTTGTTGCTATTTTGCAAAGTGTTAATTTGGTCTGTTAGCGTCTTATTGTCCCCTGCACTAGTTTTTATTTTCTCAAGTTCTACATTTGTGTCGTCAAGCGTCTTTTGGATTGTTTTCTTTTTGCCAATTTCCTCATCAAGTCGTGCTTTTGGCACAAATACGTCTTTGTCACCGTCATCAATTAATAACTTCGCTTTGAGCTCTGAAGCATTTGTATTAACTAATTTAATGACCTCATCTGGTGTGTTGTGTTTTGTAGCGTCAAAACCTTTAAATAAATCGCTTAGTACTGGCATGTTATGTCCTCCCTCATTTATTCGGCATGAGTACCTGTTGTTTCATCCTTGTTTTAAGCCTATGGACGAAAGGCATATACAATATCTAATTCACATTATATAGTATAAATCCACACTTTTCAAGTAGAATATCAAAAAATAGTAAACTTATTAGTATATTATATAATAATATACTTGTCAAGCTTTATTTTTATGGTTGATAGCAAAAAATGGCACTTATCACGCCACTTATCACGCTTTATTTTTTATTTTTTGGGTTATTGTATGGCAATAAAAAAGGGCTTTCGCCCTCATTTATTATAATTCTTTTTTTTCAATCCTTTCCATTATTAGTTCCTTAACTCTTGCTGTACCTAAAAATCTTATATCTTTTTTTACTGGCATTATGCCACCGCCAACTTGTACGCCTTTTGATGCTATAACTGCTGCATATATTTCTGCTAATAAACTTTCTTTGTTTGGCATTTCTGTCATCATTCCATCTTGTATACTATTTTCGTATCCGCCAATAACGTAATTTGTTTCTTCTTTTATAACCCTTGCTACTAACATTTCTCTATTCATAATTTCTCCTTTATTTTGGGCTACTAACCCACCAAGTTTTTAAGTTTTTTTACTACTCTTGAATGATAACATATTCCGATAATGAATACAAGTCTTTTATCGAATTATTTATCACAAAACAAAAAAGGGCTTTCACCCTAATTTGCTCACTTATTTCATCCACATATGCAGGAGGTGCACATTCTATTTCGGGCTTCTATTTCGGCTTCCCTTAATATGCTTTTTACCATTATGGCACTTTCCATCGGCACTTGAAATATTTCATAGTGACCGCACTTTTGTTTCGTGATGTATATTAAATTAAAATGGAACCGTGTGCCCCTACTTTTAACCTTCTTTATGTACTTAACTTCTTCCCTACTTGATGCCCCCGAAATTAGTTCCCTATAATCAGGTGTGTACCACCCATCGGCATCACGCATTTCATCAATAAGTATTTGATAGTTAATCCTATAAAGTATATCGTCTTTTAATTCCATAATTAAACCCTCCAAGTTTTTAAGTTTTAAAATTATGGCACATCCTCAAGCGGTTACACATCTTTAGCAGAAGTAGTGAGACTCATCATTGATTTTGTATTGTTATACTTGGGGATGTGCCATATTTTACTTCGTAAGTATAACATAGTATTTTATGCTTTGCAAGCACAAATAAAAAAAAATAAGGGACTTTCGCCCCCTATTTATATATCTTGTACCTAAATACATTTTCCGATGTTACACGTAAGTCAACACCCTCTGCAATAAATATAACTGTGTGGGTGCCAATACTTGCGGTATCGGATGCATCAATTATAAAATAGCTATTATCCACAAGGGGTAACTCTGGTTCGATATCAACTTTATATTTTACCGTACCAACAAAGTCATGAGTTACATTAACCTTAATACCATAATCGCCCTGCTTAATATTAGTCAACCTTATCACCTACCCGAAATTAATTTGTAATTCCATTATATCTTCAATATTAGCTGCTACCGTTAATTCACTTGTAAAGGTTGCCCCCATAATTGGGGTTGTAATAAACACCACATTTGAATTAAAATTGTTTATAAACTTTGTATTATTAACAACAACCGAGTTAAATACTACTTTAAAATCCTCACCAAGTGTTATATATACCACAATGAGCATACTAGATTCAATTGTTGTTTCGGCATTTATTGAACCGCTTAATTGGTGGACAACGGGCACAAGTAAAGTCCCATCTATATTAGAATTTGAAACTATTTCCGAAGCAAGCCCAGCAAATTTTACTAAAGTACTTTCAACATTAGTTTCACTGTCAACACTACCACTAAATAAAGAAGTTTTCTTTAGCGTTGCCACCGTGTTTGATGTACTTGCTATCGAACCAATAACACCAACCAATTTTACAAGGGTTGCCACTACTTGTGATGCTGCTGTCACGCTTGTCATAAATTTTACATCGTTTGTTATTGTTGCAGCAACATTTGATGTCGCCCCCATATTTGAAACAATGTTTGAAACTTTTGTAATAAGTGCTACGGTGTTTGATGTTGCACCAACAACCGCCCCCATACGGACGTCTTTTTTAAGTGTTGCTGATACATTTGTAACACTTCCAATTGTGCCCCCAAGAGGTACTGTTTTTTTAAGTGTGGCACCGACACTGCTTGATACAGAAACAACCGTATTAATTCCAGCAATTTTATTAATACTTGCGGTTACATTGGCTATCATATCGACGGATCCGATTAAATTGGCGTCTTTTGTTGTTGTAACTGTACCGCTCACCGTTGAGCTTGATGCTACCGTAGAAGTTAAGCCCCTTGTTACTTTGAGGGCAGAATCAACGCTTGATAATAGCCCTATCGTCCCGTTTAAACTTACACCCTTGGCAATTATGCCCCCAACATTTGCAACCGCACCAATATTTCCAACTATCTGGGTTTGTTTTGCAAGACTACCATTTGCCCCACTTGTTACACCAATAGTTCCTGCAATATTAGCACCTTTTTGAATATTTGCTTGTGCATTCGATGTTGTGTTTATCGTGCCCTCAATAAGCACATATCCAGATGGTATTACTGGTTCCCATATTGTGGCTAATATAATATCGGCTGCTAAATTATTCGGCAAAAACAGCGTTCTGTTAACCCTTATATCCAGCCCCAACATTTAAGCCACCGCTATGAGTGCATTTCCAGATAAAGCCCCCGTCGAGGTAGTTATACATACTTGTGAAAAAGCCAAGCACGATTGATCAAATATTCTTGGAGCGCCCAACATCGACCAATCAACGATATCAAACCGATTAGCAATTCCGCATGAGGCTGAAGCTCTCGGACGAACTGCTGTTACTCCAAAACTTCCTGCGGTGCCTGTACTTGCTGATAGTGTAACTGTCTCAACCGAACGGATAAATTTGCCATTAGTTGGATTAAGAATATAACGTCTTCCTGCAGCAACGGATGCTGGTAAAGCGGTCGCCCCCAAAACATCAATATTAACATTTCCTGTAGTGCCATCATGAAACGTACATTGAGCGGTAGGTGTTGACACCGTGGCACCCGTGGCAGTATACCAATCCAAAAACCATTGAACTTCTGAATAATCTGTCCTACCAATCCGTTCGGCTAAATTATTATTCGCCAAGTTTGCGAATAGGCTAACATTTGCTGTCTGTGCTGTGGTACTGTTACCAAGAAGCCCTCCCATGTGCATAAGTCTATCTTCGATTAGTAATGTATGCCCCACAGAAGCCATTTGAAAATCTAGCTTTGCTAACACACTATGCTCAGCAGCACCCTTTGTTTGGAGTGGTAAAGCTCCACTTAAAACATTTGTACATATAGCCGAGGCGGCTGGTATCGCTGCTTGAACTGGTATACCACTAGCTCGCCACAGTGATGCTTTATGTCCTGCAACCATGGTTGGCATAGAACCCTTTTGAAATGTATACATACTACCTTGACCCATGCCCTTCACTAATCCGTCTAAACTTTCTATAGCCATGTTTTCACCCCCTTAATTTAGGGTAATGGTTAAACTACCAGATGCAAATTTAGCGGTGTCGCCAGAAGTAATTGCCTTACTTGCTGTCAATGTTCCATAAGCTAAAATATTTCCGCCTGTTATTGTATCCGCAACAAAGAAGTCGAGTATTGTGCCTTGTGCCCCTGTAGCTTGTGCAAATGTGATGTCTGTCCCATTTGATTTACTACCGCCCGAAGCTGCTGGAAAATTAGTTGCATTGTTTGTCACCGCAGACCTTGCATAACCGTTCCCAACAGGCTCGGTAATACTACCTCCTGCATCGGTGATTGTTGTTGTGGATAGCCCGATGTACAATGTAGCAGGTGCTGCAAATGCAACCGCCCCAAATATTTCATCAAGTACCTTGTTTTCCGTGTAATCTGTAAAGCTTCCCATATATGAAACCTCCTTATAGTTTATACTGCCATTATACACAAATAGCCCCTTGATTGCAATAGAAACAAAAAAGGGCATAAAGCCCTATCATGTTAAATAAACGCTTCTAAAATTCTATAAAGTGCAAACAGCCATAATATAGCATCTATCGTGAAACCTATAACTAAAACATTTAAGTTATAGTCCGACCTCACATGGTTACTATCTTTTCCCACACCATCACACACCCCCCCCCCAATTATTTAACGCTTGTCAAATTTTGGACAATCGGTTTGGTTGCTAATGTACTCTTTTGGCTTTGAACCAAATGCTCGGCACCCAACATAATCAATACTGTTTAGGCATTTACTACATTGTGGAACATGAATTACTTTTACATCTTCCGCTTTTTGTTCAAATCTTTCATCGGCTTTAGTTGACATATAAAAACCTCCTTTTAAGGGTTGTGATATTATTATATAATATAAATCAATTAAATACAAGCTTTATTCGATTATATTTGCTTTTATTGTCAATTTAATTTCATTGCTGAACCTGCCCTTAACATTTTTAACATCAAACCCAATAAATTCAATTTTACTAAACTTGTCAAACACTATTTCAGATTCATCCCAGTTGTCTGTCATGAGTGCTTTTGTGCCTTTTTTAGCATATAGCTCAAGTGCCACGGGTTTACGTGTGAAAACGTTTGCAGTAGCATCAAAACTTGTGCTCATGAAACTTTCGTGTATAAATTGAACCCCCGAAAGCCTTGCATTTAAATCTGATGCAAGTTGGGTTATTTTTTGTTCGTTGCCCCCACGCATTAGCCCATAAACATCTTCCATAGCTTCTGTCTTATCTATGCCAACTTGTTTAATTATGGAGTCAATAACATCGCCACCAACATTTCTAAATACAATAACGTCATCTGGTATACTCCCTTTTGATATTACGTCACTAAGTGCATCGGCTTCACGCATTTGAACTGGCATCATTTTCTTTATGCTACTCGCAGAAGCCCCTGCTGCTTTTGCTTTGTCTATGTCTATTTTATAATCGGCATAATTGCCCTCATACAAAAACCTGTTTATATTAAAACTATTTACAGTTGCGACGTATTGTTCAACATCATGGGTTTCTTGTATGGATAACTTGCTATAAAAAGCATTTACATCACTTTCAATATCCGCCCGAGTAATGTTTTTATATTGTGGTGCTTTGGGTTGGGTGGGTTTTATAACCGCATTAACCTGTGATACTTTAGATAGCACATTTTTAATATTGTTAGTCGGTATATTGTTGTCCTTTGCCCACTTATCAAGCTTTTTATTGTTGCCCCCACCATTATCAAGCCATGTTTTTATTTCATCACCTATTTCATCAAGGCTCTTTGTTATGACGGCTGTTTGGTAGCATAGCCCGTTCGGATGGTCAAGTGGCACTTTGCCAATTTTATAGGTTGTCATGTGTCTTTGTCGACATACTTCGCACGTCCTATTATGTTGAAGTACACTATGCCACAATATACCCTCTACAAACGGGTTATTTTTACAACTTGCCTCATGTGATATTTGGAAGCTATGTGTTAAAGTTGTCCTTGCAAGCCTTAATGAGTTATACTCAATATTTTTATTCCATGCAGCATAGCCTTCACCGAGCGTTTCCTTTATTTTGTCCTTATCCCACACTTTACGGGTATTTGGGTCAACATAGGCTTGAAGGGCTTTGGCAATACTTACCGCAGATGACTTTTGTGCCATCCCAGCAAGTACCACATTTTGTATATCATTCCCCGAGCTTATTGCTGCCCCCCATATCCTATCGCTTAATGTTTTGGTGTCCTTGTATATGCCCCCACTTATAATCCTCGCCATGGAATCGCTTGATATTTTGCCAAACGTTTTGTCAAAGTTTTTTACAAGGTTCATATCCATACCTGCATTTTTAAAAGCATCCGTTAACATCAACTTTTGCACCGATGCAGGTATCACCGCTGCATCCATCCCAACTTTAACAATTATCTTTTCAAGGTCATTATGTAGGCTCCTAATATAACTTCCATAATATGCCCTTGTTGCACTGCCTTCAGCGGTTGCATTGAACTTTTTAACTAGTTCAAGCCCTGCTTTTCTATAGGCTTGAAGCACATCCATATCTTGTTTCGCAGTAAGGACAATCATCTTTTTTCTAGCTTCTTTTTCTAGTTTTGCTAGGTAATCATTTGGCACTATTAATCACCTTCCCATTGAGCTTGTCCATTTGTATTTTTATGTTTTTTTGTCGGCATACCCACTCGTTATACTCAGCCATATTTAATGTTCTATTTTCGGCTTTAACTTTGTCCTCAAGTGCTGTTTGCTTTTTTTGTAGGCACCTAATCATTCCGTTTGTTCGTAGTACTAGGAAGGTTTCCTTGCAATGAGGGCAATCGAAATATAATTCATCTATGCCCTTTGTTGCTGCCCGTTTTTTTAAGCCTGTTTCACTTGTTGCGAATAGTTTACCACAATTTTCACATTTTACTGGTATAGTCACTATTTAGCACCTCCGCCTGTTGTACCCCCATCTTTATTATCAGTGTTATCGTTGGGTTTTTTTGTTTCCCCCGTAACATTGTCCTCCCCTTCCATAGCCCCAGCCATGCCAAGGGTTAAACTATCTGACGAAGTTGTTAACTCAGTAGCTTCTTTAATTATTTCTTCCCACTCACCATCTTCGTCCTCAATATCACTAAAGTCACGGATATAAGACCTATGGCTGCGTACTTTTGCTTCAACTTCTTTAATTGCAACACCTTTTTGACTTTCCTCATCTTCGGGTATTGGATAATTATGTTGTATTATAATGTTTGTTGGTGTTGCGAGTATTGCTTTGGCATTTAATTCTGGGTATAAATTAAATTTTTCGACACATTTAATCGTATACTTTACCAACCACTTAATCGCTGGCTCCCACTCTTGCCACTTTTCCTCACACCTTGCCATTAAATCATAAAACATGAACTTTAACGCTTTGGCACTAGGTACATCACGCAAGTCTTCTGGTCTTGGTTGGTCCATAATTTCATATAAGTCCATTTTAATTCTATCTAAGAAGCTGTCCGCCCCCACGGTAAAACTAAATGAACTAGATAACATCTTTGCGTCGGCTTTGCCACCTTCAACCGATGGGTCGGTTTTTAAGTCAATCATCGCATTTGGTGCAATCTTTAAGTTTTCGAAGCTACTCGCATCCGCATCAATAAATACAGGTTGCTCAAACATCTTAAATTTTAGTGCATCCCTGTAGTCGCTTGTTATTTGGTTGTAGGCATTTTGTAAATCCATTAATTCCTCTACATCACTCTCGCCATCAACCTCGCCCGTCAAGCCCCCGTTTATAATTACTCGGCATGGTAACTCATCGAGCCCCGTATTTACATCTTGTTCACCACCCATGCTTTTGGCATTTCCGTCATATGTGCCACTTATTAACCAACATTGCTCGCCTTTAAGATAGTATTTCCAACGGTGCCATACTTGTAAATCTTGTGATTTATCAGCGGTGTCTGCATCACAATAGGCAATGATAACTTCTTCTAATTTGGTGTAATCATTTGGGTCGGTTTTGTAAGTAAAGTCAAGGCTTGTATAATACTTGTATTTAATCGGTTGGTTTGGGTTTGCAACCACTACTTGAAGAACCCTCTTGCCAATTGTGCTATCAAGAAAGGCTTTTGCTGTTTGCCCCCAAAAATTAGAGTCGCTTAAAATACCATCAATTAACATACGCTTTTGCTCGGCTTTATCACGATCTTCTTTTTTGAGTGGTTTCATTAATATCGAAGGGCTACTACCAAACATAAACCGCCCCTGTTTTAATATCAATTTCTTGGTGTGGTTTCTTATGTCTTGGCTTGGTTTGTAATCTAAATCGGTTGCTTGTATCCAGCTTTGTCCTTGTGTTAGTTCATGCAAAGCTGCATCCCTTGTTCTTGCTGGACCTTCGAAATAACTATATAACCTCATTATTTCGTTTCGTTCTCTCAATAAGCCTGGGTTTGCACTATAAATCCCAAGCAAATTCATCCTCATTGTTTCTGTTATCATGTGCTATTTACCTCCTAGTTAATATTATTGGTCGATGCCTTTTTTCATTAAAATAAGCCATAATTCATAGTGTTTATCTTGTTTATCTATGTGTTTTTACTTGGTGCCCCATACATTAACACCCCTTAATTATTAGGCTTTTGCCCCCTTACCACTAAAATTCAATCTGTTGCTATACAACACAGTATCAGTATATACGCCATAACGGTTTCTGTCCATACAATGGTCATTTTCTTTAAGTGGTTCATCCAAACCTCGCTTGGCTTTTTTCTCATCCCACACATAAGCGGTAAACTCACGCTTGTCATTGGTGCAATGTGATGCAATAGTAAAGGTGCCTTGTTGTAGCTTTGCCCCAACACATTGTATACCTTTCATAACCGCATTTTTAGCTGGTAGTATCTTGATGTCTCTTTCCTTAAAGAACTTTAGCTTCCTTAGCTCAACCATAAAACTCGCTGCACTTGGGTCAACGGTTACATACTTTATTTTATCATCGCCTATAAACTTAATTAATTCATCGGCATATTCTGAATCTGTCTTTTGTTTGCCCGATTCCTTTCCGCTATGGTAATATGTATCGGCTAAATGATATCTTTCTCCACTTACCCAATACTTACCGAATGTCATGGGGTTTTGTATACCATAATCCACTGCCACCAACATCCTAGTCCATATCTTTGGGTCATACTCGTAATCCTTAACATTTATTTCCTCGTCAAACATGTCATATATAACGCCCTCAGCCATAACCCACAAACCAAGTATAAATCGTTTGTAAAATATACCGCTGAACATGCGTTCAAATCTTTCACGCACTTTATCACTCAAGCTCCAATTGTCTGTCATGTTAAAGTGTAGGTATAAAACACGCTTAACGTCGGCTTTATCAATCCACTCAGTTTTAAACCAATGATAAGGTCCGTCGGGGTTGCAATTAAACCAATACTTTGAGCCCTCTAATGAACAACGTGCAACCGCTTGCTTCACGAAACTTTCGGTTTGTAGAGCTACCTCATCAAACAATACCCCAGCAAGGGTTATACCTTGGATTAAATCTTGGCTTGATTCGTCCTTGCCACCAAATAGATAAAAGTAATTAACATTTCCACCCTTTTTAATAATTAGTAAGTTGTCCGAGCGGTAGTCCTCAACCTTGTACTTCCTACCCTTGAGAATTTTCTTTAGCTCGGCAACTACATTACGCCTTAATGAACCAATTGTTTTTCCACACAGTGCAAAGTTGCAACCATTGAAACTACTCATAGCCCAATCAACAAAGCCATATTCCATTGATACCGTCTTGCCCGACCTTACCGAACCATCGGCAATAATTGCATCATAATCATTGTAAGGGCTATAATCTTTCCACCACGTCATGACCTGTATTTGTTTTGGACTTAATGGTTTCCATTCAAATACTGGTATTCTATTCCGTAATATTTTCGGCATTTATATCACCCCACACTCTTTGAGCGGTTGCATCAAGTGCATCATCGAAACCATCATCTGTAATTTCATCGGGTTCGCCAGCTAGTTTTTTAGCTTCTAACTCAAGACGTTTGAATGCAATTTCAAGTTTCTTAACTTCAATAGGGTCACTGATGCCTTTAGCAATACGCTGCCCTTGTTGTATCATAAGCATAACTTTCGCTATGGCTTCCAACTTACCAAGCTTGATATCGCCCTTATACGGTCCGTCAACGTGTATTAGTTGGGTTGTATAATCATCAAGTGCCATGTTTATCAAAGACAACATTTTTTCCCAAGTTCTAAAGTGTTTACTATTTATGGTTGCCACTCTTTGGCTAATACTTTTTGATGTTTCCTTAACTATGTTATTTTGTATCGTTGCTAAATAATCTGTCCTTGCCTTTGCCCATTTGTCACGCTTGCCAATATGCTGCACATTAGCCTCGGACATCCCATACTTTTGGGCTATTAGTTTCATAGTCATTTTTGCATTTGTTGCATATTCCGCCTTCATTGTGGCGTCTCTAGTTTGTGTATCGACGTTCCTGTATGCCATTAGTATCACTCACCTTTTGTTGTTTTTAGTTGGTCGTCTATAGGGTACATTGTTTACCCTTTCCCTAATTGCAACCAATTCATCAATTCGTTTTATGTAATCAATATCATTGCTCAAACGTTTTAAACTTATTAAGTAGTACAACCCTGTTCGGTTTGGTATCTTTTTAGAAGTTACAAAGTTAATCGCATCGAGGCAAGCTTTAAAACTTTTTAAATGAGTGTGTCCCGTTTCGAATGGTTTTAAAGTATTTTGTGCAACGTATCCCGTTCCGCAGTAGAAAACAATAAACGGGAACATTTCATATCGTATGCTATCACCCAAACAACCGCCCCCGTCCGCTATTTACGAGGGCAAATCAGATGCCCTCTTCACCCTATTATATAATAAACCCCATGAAAATTGCAAGGAATAGTTCCATAGGGTCAAATTATATACAAAAAGGGCATCCCCACCCCCACTCCATATCAAATAAACCGATATTTTTACAAACATTTTCCCTATCATTCCCAACCTTATCAACATAATGTTTCGTATTTACTTATCACTTGTTGCATGTTCTAAGTTTTCTTTTTACTATTTCCGTTGTCTGTTCTGCTTATATTTTAAGAGGTATACCTGTTTCTTTGTATACCTCTTTCATTATTTGATATATTCAATTGATTGCTTTTTGTTGTTTTTATTATCCGCCAACCTGCCGATTTTTAATCATGCTTAATGTCTTTTAATTGTTCCACAACGTTTAATGTCCTAAGTTCTTGGTTAAGTGTCATCCCATCAAATAACGCCCTTAAAAACATTTTAGCTTCTAACTCACTAAATAAATCAAGTGCTGCAATAAACCTTTTTGTCATTTTTGGTCTTTCCGTCACACTTTCCATTTTTTGCCTTACCCCCTCTAAATATTATTTATTACCGATAGTATTATGATTAGTATAAATAAAACTATTGAACATAACATGCACATATAAAATATTCCGTGTTTATCAATATTCTTTTTGTTTTTAGCCATTTTGGTATCCCCCCCCCCGTTAAATAATTAAACGGGGGCTCTCGCCCCCGTTTTTGTTAATCGTTTTCAATTTCAGTATAAGTATCAACAAACATTTTACAAACTTGAGTTGAAGTTGTAATTAATTCATATTTTTCAAGTATTATTTCTTGTGGTACAACTCTTTCCCTATTAGCGTTTCTGTATAATGAAGTTGCAAGGCTAACTTTTACGTATACTAGTTCAACTGTGTACCCTAACTCTTGAGCTTGTTTTGTTAACATTATCACGTTGTCGCTATTTGTTCCTGTTGTGTCGTATAAAAAGCTAATTCCTGCTGCTAAATTGTTGTAAATTGCTTGTTTTTCTAACATTTTACTTTGTGCATGAGCCACTGTTGGGTTTTTTGGGTCGTAATTTGGTAAACTTTTTTTAATTTCATCACAATCTACAAATACTAAGTTGCTGTAGTTTTTATTTCTTATTGTTGACTTTCCGCTTGCTGGTAAACCTGCCATTATAACTAATTTTTTCATTTTTGTTTCCTCCGTTTTTTAAGTTTTTTAAGTTGTTGTTTTGCTACTGAAGTTATAATAACATATTCCGATATGGTTTGCAAGCTTTTTATTCGAAAATTTGAATTATTTTTCTTCCGCTTGCAGCCTTGTTCTTATTTTGGTTAATCGCCCACAAAACTCCTTAGTGGTCAATACCGTTTGTGATGGGTCACTTTTGCCCATGCTATAGGTTAAGGTTGCTTCCCTAGTTGATAATAATGCTTTCCTAAACGAAGTATTCTCACTTAGTGCATTAAATGCCCTGTCAAGCAATTCTTGGTATTCCTTTCCATGCCTATCCATTTCAACACCCCTCCACCATAATTTTTGGGAGTGCCACCAGTTTTTATCCTTGCCTTTAAATTTTGCTTTTTTACCCACTAACTTACATACTTCAATTTGCATTTCCTCACTCTTAAATTTTAACGATTGTAAAAAGCCTTCCATTGAGTTACATTGCACACCATCTATTTCGAATGGGTTCGGTGAAAAATTACTTAGTGCATTTGCAGGGTAGTCACCCCAACTGCCTATATCCATTATAGTTTCCTCCTATCGCTTTTCCCAATAACTATACACGCTGCAAACACCACAATCATATATATCATAATAGTATCCATCAACAACCGTCACAATATGCTTTGCTACTTTTAGCACATATGTTCCTTCTGGGTGCTCTTTTGCGAAACCGTATACCGTTGGTCGCTTTGAGCCCTTTGTTACCGCTATCGAGTTATACACAAAACCACGTTCCATGAGGTACTTTTTCCAAGTTTCCCCATCGTTTGGTATGGTTTTCAACTCAAACCCGATTAACATTAATGACACATAAATACTATCCCATTCTTTGTTCGTTGCCTTGCATAATGCTCTAATAACACAATCACTCGTTTTCTTGTTTGCTGGGTTTGGGTTGTATTGCTTAAAATGTTTTGTAACCGCTTTCATATTCCATTCCTCCTTTGTATACAAGTTTATCTTGCCACTTATCGCCAACTTTTGCCATTGGCTTGGGGGTTTGGTACCACCCAAGCCAATTATTTACTATAAAAGACCTAATCGCTTTCTTTTTCTTGCTTCAAGGTTAATTACTTCTAACCACGCTGATTTTGTATCCCTCGCAAATTCAACTTCATTGGTATAAGGTTTCCAACCAACAACTTTGCCATTTTCAAAAACTGCGTATTGTGCCAAAAAGTATTCATCAACTTGTTCCCACATTTCACTCAATTCTTCATTCGACAATTCTTTAAGCCCTAGTCCGTTGGTAACTAATTCAATGTTATCGTTTGTTATAAAGCCATTTGTTATTTCTTGATTTTTGTAACTTTCTAATGTGCTTTTAATTAGTACATTTACTATTTGTTCTTTTTTCATTTTCCTTACCTCCAAGTTTTTAAATTTTTATTACTTTTAAATGATAACATATTCCGATATGGTTTGCAAGTCTTTTTATTCGAAAGTTTAAAGGGCTTGCTCACGCTCGCCCCCATGCTTTTAATAATCCCTAGTAAATGGGACATGGTTATCTTCTACCAATAAAAACCATTCAGCATCATCCTGTCTATTATCATTTAGTGCATTAACCATTATTTCGCCCCTAATCTTATCAATATTTTCAGCAATTACTTTATCATCAAATATTTCCCTAGCATAATTATCCGTTTGTATTATTTTCATTAGTTTCCCCATTCATTTGATTACACAGTGACAACTTGATAAATGTATTTATATCATCGATACGTCTTGTTCTAACAAAGTGTTCTTTTTTTAGCCTTTTCAAGTTGCCACCTATAAAAAGTGATTTCACTCAATAAATTCTTTCGTTCTTTTTCAAGCTTAGTAATTTCTTTAGTTAAATCACCTTTGTATGAAAATGTTGTTTCATTGCCTTTAACAGTTTTTCTCATTTTACACATCACCTTTCACTTTTATAAAATAACGCCTAACAATCTTTAATATATTTACTATCAACCCATCTACATCTTGCATCATATTCCCTTAACATAAAATATTTAGATTCATTACTAGAAGTCATGTAGTTATCAAAGACCTATCATCTTCCGCTATAATTAAAATTGCATTTGTAGGTCTAATCGTATCATCAAAACTAGATAAATCAAATACTACTTTTTTAATTTTTCACACCCACCTTTATCATAAATTTTTTAATTCCGCCCTTAACAAATCCAGTTTATAGGCTTTAAAATCCCTAATGACTTTTATTTCGTCTGGTGCCAACAAAATCACCGAGCCTATAATATCAACGGGTTGGGTACAATAGAACCCCCTGTATGTAGTAACACAAGGCTTCTTTTTGAGCTTCATAATTTTTATTGGTCCAAATTGTTTATCCCACCAACTAGTCAACTGACCACATTCAGCCTCAAGTACAATTATTTCTTCTTCTAACTTTTCGGCATAAATTAATTTATCTTGTGTCATATCACACCTCACTTTCATCAAACACATAATTTATAAAACAATGACTACAAACATCAAGCTCGGCTTTGACGTTCTTACAAGCTTCCTTTTCCTCTTGGTGCAAGCATTCCTTTGCATATATTGCACAAGTGTTTATCATGTGGTGCTTTAATAAACGTCTAATTGTCTTTCTAAATAGTTCACTGTTTACTTTTTTTAATGATGGCTTTTCCCTATACGACATCATGTACCTCACTAATTTTATTTCGGGTTGATTTTTCATCGCATAATGGGCAAACATACCAACGTTTGTCACCCTTTGTTCCTGCTATGCCCCTAAATAAACGACGTTGTTGACGGCTTGAGCATATTGATAAAGTCTTTTTATCCCATGCTTCATCGGCGGATTCGCCCAAACATAATTCACATTTTAATATCATTCGCCTGCTCTCCTAACACTTTCCTTGATATATTTTGTTTGTATCATTAATCTATTTCCTTCGTAGCCATCTGATTCAAATACTAGTATGCTTCCGTCGCTAAATGTAATTGCCACATAATCATCTTCTTCATTAATCGAACTTATTACTTTACCAGTAAATTGTTCCTCAAGTTCATTATTTTTTGCCATTAACAATTTGCCTCCTCATACCAACATTTGACACACTTTTCCTTTTGGTGCTCCGCCCCCACATTGCCACAAGTTGAAAATGATGGTTCACCACTTAAAAAATCTTTCGGGCAGTACTCAAATATTATTTCATCATCGGGCATGCCATCAAATTCATCTACTTTTTTTACCTTACCACTTAATAAAGCACCGCTCATCTTTGCCATTTCAATTCTGCTACACATTTCACAACCCCCTAAAATGGTATATCATCGTCACCAAAATCATCATCAACGGATACGAAGTTTTCATTACATCTATTTCCGATTCTCCTAGTTGGCTTCGCCCCAACACTTTTTCTAACATTAGCCCTTTCCATTTATTCATCAATGTTATCACTAATAAAAGCTTTTGCATCATCCCAAGTTGTACCTACAAACTTTATTCCCAAATTACGCTCAATGGCACTTATTGCTGTTTTCATTTTTTCTGTAGCACCATTAATATAATCTGCCGATGTGCCACCAGTGTTTCCTTGTGGGTTTAATTTTGAACTTATTTCGCCCATAACACCTATCACAATTTCACTAACTAATTCGGTTGCTTCCTCGTTTGTGCACCCAAGAAAATCAATAAATAATTTCCTCGCTCTTAATATGTTTGAATTTGCCATTTAAAAACCTCCTTTTTTGTTATGCACCTAATATATAATATAATTAGGTTTTTATTAAAGTTGAAATAAAAAGTATTGCAATTATCTGCAATACCCTGAAAAGTTTACTAATCTAGGCTTTTGGTTGTATTCTTTAGCCAATTCCGCCCCACGTTTGTTCACTTCGTTAATGTACGGCATAATTTTTTCTTTTGCTTCATCCCGTGTCATTAAGTTTACTGCGTATAATCTTTTCGCTATTTCTGCATTTTGTTTTAATAATCTCATTTCATCAGACATTGAAGTTACAGATTTTTTAACCCCAATTGTTTTTGATAATTCTTTAATATAATTTAAAGCATCTTCATAATTAAATGCTCTATATGGAGCCACTACACCATTTGTAAAGACCACATCGTATTCATCGCCAACTGCTTTAATTGTGTATTCGTTCATTTTATTACCCCCAAGTTTTTAAGTTTTTTATTACCCTTAAATGATAACATATTACGATATGGTTTGCAAGTGCCATATCGGGATATTTAAAAATTATTTTTTACCCTCATAATCAAGGTATTTTTCATATTGTGCCCACAAGTAAGAAAACTGCTTGTCGGCTTGTTTTACACCACGTTTCACAACATCTGATTCATAAGTGTAATTATTATCCCTTTTAACACACCATTCCTCAAAACTTAACAAGTTGTCACCCACAATTAATTCCCTTCCGCACAAACTAAAATATCTATCATTAATTTTTCCATTGCCACGTTTTGGTCAATTTTACCTGTTTTTATCCCAAACTCAGCGCCTTGCACCAACCTCAAAATCATCAACAATACGTTTAAAGAATAGTAGTTTGTCTTTTCCCTTATGTGTTTTATATGGTAAACATTCAAGCCCGTCTTTGCAGCAATATCCTTGTCGGTATTTTGTGCCATACCTTGCACCAACAATATATTTCTAAAATTAGTATAAAACAAGCTTATTATCTTTATAGGGCTTTCACCACCAGCCATCAATTCTTTAAAGCAATCAAATGCAGGTAACGCTTGTCCCGATGTTACATAGCCCACCATATCAAACACCACATCTTCTGGTCTTGGTATTACTAATTCATAAACTATATCAAAAGTTATTTCATCCAACCGTTTTAATTTGTCAATTTCTAATTCAACCCGACTAAAATCACCGTTGCTATTTCTTACAACTTTACTAGCCAATTGATTTGAAATATTTAGCTCTTTGGTTACAAGCCCCACCAATTGCCACTCGGTTAACTTGTCGAAGCTTATTATATAATCTTTCCACTGCTTGTAAAACTTGCCACGCCCGTCAATATTTGTATAACATAATATAACAATATTATCACCAATTAAACTAATTAAATCAATGTCTTGCTTTACCAAATCATCATCGTCCCTTATCATGTAGGTTGATTTTTGTTTAAATAACATGACGCCAGTAAGTTTTGGTATTATTTCGGTAAACTTGTTCGCCTTAACAACATTAGAGCCTATTTTACGAGCATATAAATCCATCATACCACGCTCATCCCCAACAAATATATATAAATTTCGAAGTTTGCCACCACTTAACTCCCTTTTTAAACCAGCTATGTCCATTTAATTTTCCCTCCAAATTTTTCGAAGATCGAGCACAAAAATGTCAAGTAGTGAAAGTTTGTTTACCCCTTTTATTTTAAACATGCCACGGTATTTATACACTAATCGCATTGTTTCAACGTACCGAAACGCCTTATCCTTTGGCACATCTTTCATTTTAGCATTGCACACATAAAGCACCATGTTAAAAAATAATCCAGGTGGGTAACCACTATCATCATCTTTTAGTTTGATTTGTTTGTAAATATTTAAACTGTTCAACGTGCTAACCTTACCGATATTATCTATTACCTTATTTGTAAAATCATATAACTCTTTTACCCCAACATCCTCAAGAACTTTAATCTCGCCCATGTTGGTGACGCACCCAAGCATTAAATCATCATCCGTGAATTGTTTTAGCTCGTTTTGTGTATAGGTGCCCATCCTAAATATTTTTCCTCTGCTTTGTATAGTTGGCAATAGGTTTTCAACATCCTCAACACCTAAAACAACATAACAGTTTTTCGGTGGTTCCTCAGTCAATTTTAATAATGCGTTTTCGGCTTGTGGGGTTAACTCATCCGCCCCCTTTAAGTAATAAATCATTTCACTACTTAATTTGTTTGCCCCGCTAATAATACCACGTATGTCATCAACTTTTAGGCTTTCGGGTTGTGTTACTTGTGCATTGATTTTATTTGCAATATATTCGACCAACATGCTTCTGCCCGAGCCAGCCCAACCAACAACCATAATAAATTGTGGAAACCTTTCGGTCTCCACTAGTTCGGTGATGTGTTTTTTTAGTTCTTCCTGCCCTACAAACACAATAACAACACCTCGCCTTCAATAATTGGTTTTACATTGTTTTCCCACTTAATTTTCGCACTTAGCTCAATAAATGATTTTAGTACTTCTTGAAATAGGCTCATTTCTAGTTGTATGTAGTTTTGTAAATCAGCGTCATACATTTGGGGTATCGCTATGTAATCAAACACATCTATTTCGGGGTTAATTAGCAATTTATACTTCATAATATCAAGTACAAAATTAGTGTATGATTTAACAAACTGCTTTAAATCTTTGCCCTCGGAGTGCTGCAATTCAATCAACATAATAGCACCAGCACCATTGCCATCAATTATCATATCTGTCAAATTAAAAAACACATCATAATCAACCGCCCCAAGTATGCCAATAATGTCATCAAGTGTTAAAACTTGACCATAACCTAAACAAGTATCAAGCAGTGTTATGGCATTTCGCATCCCACCATCTGCAATTTTTGCAATATATTCAATTGCATCTAGAGCAATATCAAAACCTGGTTCGTCTTTTGCGGACGCTTCTGGTGCAAGTGCATCTTCCTCGCCCCTAATAATATACTGCAACCTACCAATTATTTCATGTGTGCTTAACCGCTTAAAATCAAACCGTTGAACCCTACTTATGATTGTGGCTGGTATTTTTTGTGGGTCGGTTGTGCAAAACATAAATATTGTATTTAGTGGTGGTTCTTCCAATACTTTAAGCATTGCATTCCATGCCCCTATTGATAACATGTGACACTCATCAATAATGTAAACCTTATTTTCGGCATCCATTGACTTAAATTTACAATTATCAATAATTACACGGACATTATCTACCCCGTTATTACTTGCACCATCAATTTCAATGGGCTTTCCTTTGCCTTTGTTTATGTCATGGGCAAATATTCTTGCTGACGTTGTTTTGCCCGTACCAGCCCCACCCGTAAAAAGATAAGCTTGTTTTGTTTCACCCGTTTCAAGTTGGTTCATTAATATTGTTTTTATGTGCCCCTGACCAACTACCTCGTTAAAATGTTTTGGTCGATACTTACTTGCTAAATTTTCTGACATGTTTTATTGTCCCCCTTATTGGTCTGGTTTCTTTGCATCGTTTTCCATAACGTCTAATAACATCTTGTTCCGCAGGTGTAAACTCATCAATAACTTTGCCACCATGCCACTTATCGGGCTTCGCACCACTATTCATAATAAATAGCCCTTTTGGTTGTTTATAAGGCTTTGCTGGCATTAATTCTATACCATCAAAATAAAATTCGGCAATTATATCTGTGTAAAAATCATCTATTTTTGCCCCCGAATCTTGTAACACCACCGTCGCAAGAACCGTCTTTATTAATTGCAATTTTCCTGATTTAACGCTTTGCCTTGTTGTAAAACCAAGCTCAATAATTTTTGCAATTAATTCCTTATCGTTTACGTAAACAAGTGAATCACCTGTTAACTTATGAGGATTATTTGGAACATAATACTTTTCAAATACATCGCTCACAATTGTTCCCATGTGTGAAACACCATCGGCAAACCTAGCTCGGTCAATTCCATAATCGGTTAAATACTTGTTAATACTTTGGTTTGTAAAATATGGACCCTCACCATTAATTCGAAAACCTTGCAATTTCACTTTGTTAACCTCCTCAAGTTTTTAAGTTTCATCGCCATGTAACTCCTTCCATGCGTTATATAGTTCCACAAAATCAACTTCACTAACTGCTATAAAGCTAATCTTGGGTTCGCCAAAATTAAATCTAATCCCTGAAAAACGTTTGTTCATACTAAATGATTCTTCTTTTATTTTGCGAAACCATTTAATGTTCAAACTTACACTTTCCCTTATGTTCATCATGGTCTTGTCATCTAGTAAAGTATAATCGTCAACCAAATCGCCTTTTGCGAACCTTGTTGAGCCGCTGTTGGTTTGTTGTCTCATGCCTATGGCTTTGGCACCAATCTTTTCGCTCTTGTTACTAACTTCCCGTGTACTTATTTTCTTTTCCATTATCTCGCCTTTCCTAACCCCACAACATGTTCTGCTCGATGTAATATCCAATCTGTTTTTAATGGCAAATGATGCCCTGTTGTTCCATCCCACCCAATGAATACCTCGTGGAAAATAACCCGTTCGGCTATTGATGGATATTTAGCTTGCAAATCTACTAATTCCATAGCCAACTCATCAAATTTAGCATCACTTATTAAATTCTTATTTAACTCATAGTATATGCAACTATGTATCAACATGTGATGTCTTCTCATTAAAATTAAAGTGGCTATATCATATTCGCTATCACTAAATAATGTCATGTCTTGCCTTTTATTTTCCAATGATTTAATAATACTATCAACCTTTTTTACGGGTGCCTGTTTTGGTGCAGGTGGCTTTGTTGGTTTACTAAATAATGTTTGCTGTATTGTAATCACCTCCAACTAATATATAATAAAAAACACCCACTTTTAAAGTAGGTGTCAAATATTTATTTTAGCCAAATAATAAAAGTGTAATTGTCAAAAACCCCCACAATAAAGCAACCCCAACCACGCCTTTAATAATTAAACATGCTTTATCAATTGCTCTAGGAAACAGTTCATGTAACATTTCAAAAAAATTCATTATATAGCCTCCTTTTCCTCTATTGCACTTTTTATAATCCAACCAACCCACTTTATATCAGCCATCTTATTTTTTAGTTCTTCCATGCTTTCGGCTAATTCTTCTTCGCTATTAAATGGGCTAATGTGAAAATGGTTTCCACATTCTGGTCCTATCCCATAATGCAAGCTCACTGGGTGTGTCAATGTTCTACCACATTTCATACATATTGAACTCGGCATCGGTTTCGCAAATAGTGCCATTTTAACCATTCCTTTTGTTTCATCTAAAATGTTACCAACCATAACTCTCATCGGCATCGGCACACCATTGTTTTTTTGGTCATTAAATTCCCAACTCTTTGTCATGTATTGCCTTACCTTAATTCTGTATGTTATTGTGTCAAGTTGGCTTTTGTCTTGGGTGTTATCCTGTGTTTTTATTGGTTGGTTGGGCATTTGCACCGCCCGTTCTGGTGCTTTTTTAAAGTTAAGTACTATTTTTACATCACCAGCAAAACTTTTGAGTGCTTTGTATGCCTCAGCACTATTATTATATACTACATCATTCACCTTTAAAGGCTTGTCCCAATTTATTAAATTTAGCATAATTTAAACCTCCTTTTTTGGGGATACCCCGTGTATGATTATATTATATAATAATATATATCACTTTGCAAGCTTTTTTTTTTGAAAATAATTGCAAGGGCTTTCGCCCCTGCTTTTATTATAATACTAACTCATTAATAATACTAACTCATTAATATGGTTTAACAATTCATCAAACACTACCGTTTCCTCACGTAAGTAATTGAGCAATTTAGCTCTACCTTGAAACTTTAAATCATTTCCATCAGCATCTTGCATAATAACACCATTTTCACAATCTTCCATGATATTAAACCATGAACCGCCTTGTATAATGTAGTCGTATTTAATAGCCAAATCAACCGTATCTGCAAGCACATCAATCCCATAAGTATAGTTAAGTGTGTAAAAACCAAGTCGCCTATCGGGTTTGCTGACTTTTGTTTTGGCAATGTCAACCATTACCAAATTCCCCGATGGTGTAGATGAATCTTTCATTTTTAGTTCCTCATTGTTTTCATCTATATATGTACCTTTTCTAAATAACATTCTTAATCCATATAAATGTTTTAAAGCTCGACCACCTGGAGTATTATATAAATTATATGGGTTATTTATATCATCCCTAACTTGGTTAATTAATATCAATGCAGTTTGGTGCCTTGTTAACAATGGGGGTATCCTTGAACTAAATATTGCCATCGGTCCCGAAACGCCTGCATAAGATTTCTTTTCCATGCTTTCATCATATATTGCTTGAGGCACAAGCATCGGCACACTATCAAGAACAATAAGTGTCACGTTCCCCGTCTTAACCGCATCAATAATTATTTGCAACACTTGCTCGGCTGTTTGGTCATTTGGTCTCAGTAGATAAAGCATATCGGTATCAACACCGTTAAGTCTTGCCCACTCTTCATCAAAAGTATTTTCCGCATCAATATAAACAACTTGTCTCGGTCCGTTTTCTTGTAGTTCATTAAGTTGTGTCTTGCATTGTTGCAGCTTTTTAACATCGCTTTTATTGTTCTTTGATTCCATTATTTCAATTTGTGTTATAAGTTCTTGCTCGGTTTCATCGAACTCATTTTGTGCCTTAATTTGTGCTTGTTTTGTTATATCAATTGCTGAGGTTGTTTTGCCACTACCCTCTGGACCAAAAAATTCTGTTACCTTACCAACGGGAACTCCCCCATAAGTTAAGTAGTTCATTCTTGGTGAGCTAAATTGTACCTTGTCAACTTTTAGCCTTGATGTACCTTTTACCAATATTTGGTCTTTGTATTTTTTGTTGATGTCACCCATCAACACGTCTAAATTATTCATTAATTGTTTCCTCCTCTGGGTAATTAATAGTAGTGTAAAATTCTTGTTTTCCAAAATTCAACGCTTCTTGGTGTGTTGGAAACCATATATCAATTTTAATGGTATCATCATCTACCCTTTTTATGGCACCACCTCTATCCCATGCTGTAAATGTGCCCCAACCATCTAGGTAAATAGTTGAGCCAAATGGGATATCTTTTGGTACTGCAATTGTCCACCATTCTGCAATTTTACCGCTTGCTGTATTACCATCACTTTTTCCACAACACTTCGAGCAACTACAATAGGCTGTAGCAATGATTTTCACCCCTTTAAAAGCATTTTCATCAATAGCTTGTGGTAAATGTGCCGCAACCTCTTTTTCAACCATTGCAACCGTTGCTGGGTTGTATGTTGTTTGTTGGTATGCCACACTAATTATCTTGCTTATCTTTTGTTCTTCTTTTGCTATTGGTGCATTTATACTAATACAACTTAATCCAATAATCACACCACAAGCAACAAAACACGAAAACAACTTGAATTTCATAACATCACCACCTTTCCACTACCAATATATAGTTAAAAGATGGCAGTATTAAAGTGCCATCTTTTAAAATATTGATATTTTTAATTTACCCCAGTTGTTCCATGTCCGCCCCTATTAGAATTTCCAAGTACTTCAACTTCAATAAAATCAATTGGCTTCATTTTTAGCATTGTTCTAAATTGTGCAACCCTATCAAATCTTCCGATTTTACCATTCCTTGTTGCGTAAAATGGCACAAACCACTCATCACCATCACCGCAAAATGAGTTATCAACCACACCGACACTATTTGTTTGTATTAAACCACAATTTTTAAATAGACTTCCTCTTGGTGCAATATGTGCTTCATATCCCTTTGGAAGTTCCATTGCAAACCCTAGAAACACCCTAATAAAATCTCCTGCTTTGTACTCCGTAACCAAACCACCATCAAAATCGGCACCCTTATCAGCAAAGTGCCAAGCTTGTATAACACCATTAACTTCAACCCGACTTGCTCTTACATCAATCCAATCCCCCTTTTCAATTGCTGTTAATTCAGGCATTCTAGTTTGAAAATACTTTACTTTGATACTAATCATATTAATCATTTACCCTTTCACGAAATTTAGTTTTTCTATCGTCGTCCCATTCACGTCTTGTGTTCCCCGTTGTGCGATTGCCTTCCATCCTATTAATGTCAAGTTCGGATATACGCTTTGACAACACTTTTCTACTTGCTTGACAAAGTTGGTCACATACATCAACTTTAGCCTTTAATTTTCGGTATGCCCTGTCAAATGCCACTTCAACCAAATACTCATTCAACGTATTGTTTTCGGCATAACTTTCTTTATCCCTAATTGTTCCATCGATTGCCATTACAGCCTCGTTAAAGGCTTCCATTTTAATCGCCTTTGCGTTATCTTTTTGTATACCCAAGTTTTCAAGCCCACTAACTGCAAAATACATAAACACAGGTATCCTTATTGTTATACTTTCAATTTCATGGTCATCGAGCACATCTTTGTTATCTAACCATTCTTTTATTTGGTTAATAAATTCATCCAAATCTTTTCCAAACTTTGATACTAGTTGCTCAACTATTTTTTCAAGGGGTTTACTATTTTCCTCGGCTCGCTTTTTAATACCACGCATTTTATTTTCATCTGCTGTGTTCGCCACCATCAACACCCCCATTTTTAGCATATTTATTAACTAGATTAAACCACTCTTTATTGATATAATAATCCCATGTTACACGTTTCTTTCTACCAGTCAACTCAACACCATTTTCACAAGCTAAATCAATGTGCATACTTTTTTCACCTTGTTTCTTCAAATCCTCAAACACAGTGATATTTACAAAATACGTTTTATCGTGCTCGCTAAAATGTACTAATATTCCAGCTATTGCACCATTATTTCTTTTCGCTTTTTCAAGTAACCCCGTCCATTGATGTTCGGTTATATTGATAAATGGTAGCCTGTTTCCTTTGTGTGATTTTAGCTCTAAATAATAAACATGTGGGTAATGGTAAACAATAAAATCACATATATTCTTAATTCCAGCATATCCACCAACATTATCATACAGGCGGTCAATGCTAACATCTTCCGCCTGTAATGCACTTTTTTTAAAATCTTCTTCAAATTGCTTTCCAGTGTATGCCATATGTCACCATTTACCGCACTCGGTTTTATAATTACAATAAGTGCAATCCTTCTTGTTATCACTTTTTGGTGGTATGCCCCCACCATTAACATATGAATTGCATGTTTCAATCTTATTAACTACGAGGTCCTCTTTCATTTGTTCGGTAATATCAAATTGAAAAACTTTCAAATCGCATATATCCCGATTTTCATAAAGGAAGATAATACTATTAATGTTTAAACAGGTTGAGTATGCTGCTACTTGCACCTTGTGGTCTTCAAATGGTTGAACTTGCCCTTGCCATTTGTAAAAACTTTCTGTCTTAATTTCAATGATATAATACTTTCCTCGGTATTTAACAATACCATCACACATAAAGCTCATGTTTAGTATATCATTGTAACATTTTGTTTCCATGCCATTCACAGAAACAACCGTTGTCCCAGAAGGTTTTCTTCTTCTTAGATACTCTTTTACACTAATCCATTCACAATCAAAACCATGTTTTTTCATTTTTGATATTGCATATTGGAGCTGCTCATGCCTTGAAGAACCGCTTGATGTTATACCAATATTAGTATATGACCTAGTTGTATCATCAGATTTAGCCCCCGTAACTTGAAAATACATATTACGCATACAACCCCCCAATGAAGAGGGTTTGTATGTTTTGGATGCTTCACGACGTTCGTCATCGTTTTCAATTGTTTTGCATAATTCCATTAAAAACATGTCATGAGGTGGTTTGTTATTGGTAACATTTTTGACCAACTTTGCGAGGTTTGCCAGATTACTCTTCGCCATCAACTTCACCGCCTTCGGTTTCGGTTGTTTGTTCCTCGGCTTCTTCGTCTTCACGCATTCTGCAAAGTATTTGATTAACTTCGCCATCAACAAGTTTAATTGCAATATCATTTCCATAATGTAATTCAAAACTATCGGATTGTATTGCTGATATTTGGTCTTGCAACAAAACGATATTCAATTGGCATTGAAAATCCGTAAAATTTTCACTTTCTAAATATGGGGTTAATTCGGCACCACCATCATTTAAGTCACTAAATAGTAGACCATCTTTTGTAAAATACAATTGTATACCGTTTTTGTCATATGGGCTAACAAATAATCCCAATCTATCCAAAATACTAGCAATTGCTGGCTTTGATATTTTACATTTACTTGGGTATTCAAATTCAAGGATGTGGGACAAATCTGGGTAATCTGTCAACCCCTCAAGCTCCGCCCCAAATATTACAAGGTTGTCGGTTGTAAATAATAATTTTCCGTCATTGTGTTGCACTTTAATATCTTCGCTTGTTACACTGTTCATCAACACCGCTAGTTCTTGGGTTAACAACACGGGCTCATCAAATAGTTTAACATTGTTCATGCACATCTTAACCCCATCCGTTGTTGTAGCCATATCCCCAACATAATAACCCGTAAGGCAAGGCATAGACATGTCAGTTGCAAGTGATGCTTTATTAATAGCGAAAACACTTTTTAACACCTTTGATTTAATAACAACTTCTGGGGTTTTTGTGCTAAATGTAAATGTTGGGAACTTTTCGTTCAATAAAGGTATTTTATAATTCCCGTTCCCTTTTACCACAACAACATCGTCACCCTTTTCAAACTTAACAATTCCCGATGTTGTTTTGCTTAATAACTTAATAAATTGGTCTGCTGGTACAACCATTTCTCCCGATTTACCAACCACATTATTTTCAATTGATGTAATGTAGTTATTTATGTCTGTTGCGGTAATTCTTAAAGATTTTTTGTCGAGCTTGATGTGTATAAAGCTTGTAATTGGTAGGAGTTTGTTGTTGCCTACCCCCTTAGTGATTTTTGTTAACATTTCATTTAACTTCGATGTTTTAATTTCAAATTGCATTTTGATTTCCTCCGCTAAGTTTATCCATTAAGTTGTTAAATCTTTCCAACTCGTCAGGTGAATTTGGTTCATAATTAGATACTATTAATGTTAACATGCTTTTATCAACACCATTGAGCTTATTTGTGTCAACCCAACCATCAACCTCAATGTTAAAAATCTTTTGTGCTGATAAATAATCACACAATGCTATAAATACTTGGTATGGTTTTTCTGGTAACGGTAAAACAACATTACTTTTATTATTTGTGTTCCAGTTTGACATGTGGCTTTCAACACCTTGCAATATAGCCTCAACTTGTGATGGTTTTAATATATCATAAACTTCTTTGTTGCCACGTAGATGTTCTGATAATACCAATGGATGTTCATGTACTGTGTACTTGCTACCCTTTAATCCACATTTACAACCATCATGTAACATTATTGCTGAGCGGATACAATCCTTTTGAAAATCATTGTAATCTCCAAGCGATGTAAATCTAAATAACTCCTCAGCAATTTTTAAAGCAGTTTTGGTGTGCCTTACCAACCCGCCCTCACCCAACGATGATACTGGGTGATATTTCCCAGTTGTGCTTGCAGGTATTACCCAAAAATAATCGGGCAATAATTCAAGAGCCCCAATTGTAAAACTACGCACATTATCATCTTTTATTAGTGCCAACTGTTTTTCAAAAATTTCAACTTCTTTTTTCAAGTTTGTGCCTCCTTTTAATATTTGTAATTAATATATAACAAAATATTGTATATGTTAAAGCCCCATGTCCATTATTTTAAAAAGGCCCCTAACCAAATTTGAAAGAGGTGCATCATCCGACCAAGAAGTTGCTGCGTTAAGGTTTGTCATAGCAACGAATTTAATGTCGGGGTATGCCATATTTAAACATAGTATAGTTTCACCACTCCCAGTCGGCACTGCATAAATTGGGTCGGTTAAATCCCCCAATCTTTCACGAAACGCATTACCAATATCAACCATGAGGTGAAGTGGCAAGTGCCCACTTGTTGCATCAAATTCATTTTTAAATACTTTTTTTATTTCTGATGGTGTCCACCACTTATTCGCAACAAGCACCCCACTAGGGCTGATATCTATTGTATCAACCCCTGCTTCAATTAACTTTATGCTGGCATTGCCACAACTAAAACAAACTGCCCTTTTAATGCCTGCATTCTTCATATAACGTTTTATCACCATTGACCTTATTTCTTTGGCATCAAACCTGAGTATTAATAACCCCTTAATAGTATTCATTTTAATCCTCCTCTTCAACCTTAAATATTTTTCCTATTTGTTTAATATCACCCTTAAAAAACACTAGCACATTTTGATGTATTTTAACAATTTTTCTATTGTTCATGCTATTTTGAGCTCTTATTGATGCGGTTCCAATAGTATTGAGTAAAATTATTTCATTGTAATACTTAAACCCAATCTCTTTCATTAAGGTAATATTATCGCCAACAAAGTTTCTATATTCACCAGTTTTTTTATTTCTTATTTCGCCAACCTTTACCACCAAAAATCTGTTATCACTTAATTTTTCATAGCATTGCTGAAATATGTTTTTGTATTGTGCCATAAATTCCTCATACGTACCAACCGCACTCATATCTTCTTTGCTATAAATTTCTAAGTCGTAATATGGGGGGCTTGTAAAACATAAATCAAACCCACTGTCCTTGATAATCTTACTTAGGTTATTACTATCACCACAATAATATTCAATGTCTTTAAAACGTTTTGTCTTTTCTAAGTTGAGGTCAACTTGGTCTTGCCTAAACTCTACTGCGGTATAAGGGTATCCCAAAAATCCAGCAACAACCCCTTTAGTTTGCTCGCCACCAAATGGGTCAAGTATTCTACCCCCTTCAGGGCAAAACCACCTATAAATTATTTCCGCCAATACTGGGTCAAAGTTGCTTGTGCCCTCATTAATATTATTAAATAATCCTTGTTTACCAGAGTTTTCACCAAAATCACCAAATAACTTTCCGTTCTTTTTCCCACCGCCAACGGTGCCAAACTCGCCATTTCTTGTTTCACTTAAATTTCCTGTAACTTTTAGCCAACGTCTTTTTCTGTCTTGCCAGTAACCTTGCTTTGTGTCCAATACACTAAACGGGGGTACTATAAACTTGTTCAGCAACCCGAACGTCTCTTCCTTAATTTCAAAAAGCATTCCTTGTTTAACCTTTAATTTATCTTCCATGAAGACCTCCTAGTTTATTTGAGTGACGTATAGTTTATTATTGCTTTTATTAAAGTAACATCAATGATTTTTGTTCATGCCAAGAATATCACCAGTGTTTCTTCCCACCGCAACACTTCTATCATCCCACAATTCAATCATTTTAAAATCTTTGATATTGGTTACAGGTAAAACACATCCAATATTATCAGCACACCACGCTTCTATAATTTTTATTTGTTCTGCCCCGTTGCCTACCCTTGCTGTAAATATGCGGACATCCTTACCACAATATATCCACTCCTTCACACGTTGAACCATTGGTTTTATTGGTTCACCAATATGCTCCATACCCTTCCAACCATCATAAAAAGCCAATGTCCCATCTAAATCAACACCAATCCATCCCATATTTCTAATCTCCTTTTCAATATTATTTAACATGGTATAGCTTCACCATACCAACGGTCTGTCACTTCTAAATCACATTTCATAGGAACAGTTATCCTGTCCGCACAACTGCCAATCATAAGTTTCTCAACCCTTGCTTTAACTTGTTTAGCATACTCAATTGGGCACTCACCTATAATTTCGTCATGCACCGTCATCAACATACGGTATCCCCAATTTTTTAATTTTAAGTCGTTTGCTAATACAATCATAGCTTTTTTTGTAATATCGGCTGCACTACCTTGTATTATACTATTAACACATTGTCTCTCGGCTTGTGCAATAAAACCACCATTATCCTTAATGTGTATTCCCTCAGCCTTTGCCTTTGCCTTGATAGCGTTCTTTTCTTTTACCCCATATGTTTTATTTAACATTGCAGTATAGGATTGCTCTAAATAATCGGGCACCGCTTCATCACTATCAATCATTGTAAATGAAAACTTTGGTAATTGCATATCGGGCAATCGGCACTTCCTACCATAAGCGGTTTCAACAAAACCATATACACGAGCATGCTCTTGACTATCATCAATAAACTTTTTAACTTTTGGAAACTTTTCAAATAATGTGTCAATTATGCCTTGCGCTTCTTTTTTACTTATGCCAAGGTCAACACCGATATTTTTTGCCCCCTTACCGTACATAATACCAAGAACAATCGCTTTAATTTTATCACGTCGTTTTTTACCCTCGGGGTTTTTTGTTCCATCTGGTCTAAACTCTTTACATTCCGAAGCTGGCACATGAAAAACAATACTTGCTATCCATGAATAAATATCCGTTCCTTTTGCATACTCAGCAATCATGGTTTCGTCTTGTGACATAAATGCCAATATTCTAGGTTCTTGTTGACTAAAGTCACCCCCTACCAACACATATTTTCCAGATAATTTATTTTCCCTTACTAATTGCCTAACCCTAAATTCCTCAACCGATACAACCGTTGACTTCGATATTAAATAACTAAAATCACTTGCTGTGAACATCTTTCTAACATCCTTGTTTTTACTTGGTATGTTTTGCAAATTTGGGTCACTACTGCTATATCTTCCCGTTCTAGCCCCGTACTGGTTAAAGCTTGCATGAATTTTTTTAGTCCGCTTATTTACAACTAGTGGAAGCTTATCTATGTAAGTACTTAAAAGTTTGGCAAGTGTTCTATAATTTAATATATCTCTTGCTAGTGGTTCATCAAACGTTTCAAGTATCTCCTCACCCGTTCCCCGTGGCTTTTCAGAATCTGGGCTTTTAAGCCCCATTATATCATAGAGTATTATGCCTAGTTGAACATTACTATTTATATTAATGGGGTTGTCTAGTTTATTGTACACGCTAGGGCTTTTCCTACTTAATTCCTTTAGCTTATCACCTAGTTTACTAATGTGACCATGTACAATTGCTTCCGCCTTTATTAATTCATTCGTATATTTTTTACTTAGCCCAACCGAATAAGGCGCATCAATATTAACCCCATTTAATTCCATTTGTGCGGTGACTTTAATTACTGGTAATTCTATATTTTCATATAACCACGCAACTCTATCAAGGTCTTTGGCAACACACAATTCACCATCTAATGATAAAAACTTTTCTTGAAACTTGTACAATAAATATGTCATGTATGGGTCTTTTGCACCATATAAAAAAGCTGTTTCAATTGGAACTTTTGTAAATGGCATCCCCTCAAATAATGTACTATAGGAAGCAAGTTCACTATCTTTTTTGCCCGATTTTACAACATACTTCTCATACAAAAATTTTAAATTATGAGCCTCGGCTTCATTAAGTAAATAACCAGCAATTAAAGTATCCCAAAATATTCGTATATTTTCAATGTTGACATCTAACTGCCATTTAATTACATGTAGGTCGAATTTTGCATTGTGAAGTATTACTTTTGTATCGCCTAAATTATTAAGCTCTTTTGTAATTATTTCAATTGGTATTTGCTCGTCTAATTTTTGCCCAGTAATATAGTTGATGTGGTTAATTGGCACATAGGCTGGTTTCATATTAGGTGTATAAAAACATATACCTGCAATCATATCATCGATAGTATTTAGTCCATCAGTTTCTGTATCAAGTGCAAGTTCGCCATTTTTCTTCGCCATTTCAATATAGTGTTTAAATTCTTCAATGTCTTTAATACAAATAAGGGAGCCGTCATCTTCCCCAATCATTCGCCTAACCAATTCTGTTATAGCTTGTATTTTTCCCATTATGCCACTTCCGCCCTTTACGGTTATGACCCCGTCTTTTTTAGGCTTGTTTTTTACTTTGTGCAAAGCGAGCAAATCCTCAGCTTTTGTTGTTGGTTTCCTTTCAGGAAATTTAAAAAGTGTGCTTTGTGCCATTATATCACTCCTTTACTTTATTTGATTAATATATAATAAAAAAAGGGCTTATTTAAAGCCCTTTCTCAAATTATTTAAAAAACATCTTCGCCTGTTACTTCTTTTGTTTTTCTTGGTGCTGGTGTTTGGCTTTCTCCACCCCTTGAACTAGCCCGACCTTTTGGTGCTTGTTCTTGTACAGGTTCTTGTTTGGCACCACGCCCTGTTCTTTGTGTGCTTTGTGGTGTACTTGCACCCCTAGCACTACCGCCCCTGCTTTGTGCTTGTGGCTTTGCTTGTTCCCTACTATTGTTTCTTCTTTGTGTAGGTGGTTCGGGTGTTGGTTCATCGTTTGCGGTAACATCTTCGCCATCTAACCACGCATTCATTTTATCGGATGACCATTCTAAAACAAAATCACCTAATAAATCCTGCTTTTCTGGTAGTTCATCCAATGTCATATCATCTTTGTCAAGTGCATATAACTCATATGTTGTTTTAGTGTCCTTTGGCTTGCCATGTCTTTCAATTTCATAAAGACGGTTACATAATTGACCATATTTGTTAAACATGCCCAAAATTTTAGGGATAAATAACTGCCCCCTTTCCCATGTTTTAACCTTACCATCCTCGTCCTCAAGCTGCAAAAAGAATTTAACTTTTACTTTAAGCTCTTTGTTTTCACTAGATTCTTGGCACATAGGGCAATCACCTGATTGCAAGCACTCAATATATCGCTTTTTACCGTTTAAATCAATTTCATGCACCGCATAAATGTCAAGTTCTTCTTCGTTGTCATAAAGAAATCTTACTGTTGCACAATCCATATCATTTTCTAATTTAAAAAAATCATTGTTGCTACCTTTAAAATCTTCCATTGCTCTTTTTGCGTTAAGTTTTGCCATTTTTTTTTCTTCTTCCTTTCGAAGTGTCTAAGATTATATTATTGAAGGTTATAAGCCTCTTTGAAAAATGCGGTTGCAACTTTTCTCACATCTGTTTTAGTTGTTTTATTGGTCACTACAATAAGCTCATTATCAACTAATTTAATTAGTGTAAACCGACCATTTATAACTTCCCAAGCTGTCATTAAATTTGCAATTAATTTTTTCATGCCCTAACCTCCTTCCTTACACATAATATATAGTAATCCACACTAAATATTAAAGTGTTAGGAAGTATTTATTTTTTATACACATATCACACAGGGTTATTAACAAATACTTACCATAAAAGTTAATTGTAGTTTGTTTTCAAGTTTCTTTTTTATATACCCAACACCTGCTGAAGTTATGCCCATTTTATTGGCTATTTCGGTATTTTTTAATTGATTTGGTTCAGCCATTATTATTTTGCAACAAGCCAATTCGGTTTCTGATAATTTAGCTTGCTCAAGTGCCATGTGTGTTATAACATCATCAAAACAAGTTTCATCACCATCACTATCTTCCGCCCCCAACATTAATTCGTCATAACTATCTGGGGTGTTGTTTACGCATCTTTTATGATGTTGTAATTGTTGTGTCTCAGTTCTTAATCTATTATTTATGTAGGTGCTAATTAACGTTTGAACTTGTGCCCCCTTTGTTGGGTCGTATGCAAGAACTGCTTTATTTAATTCCTCTAATACAAAACTCACTTTGTCTTCATCCGTTAAGTAAAAATACTTTTCAACTTGTGTTTTCAAATATGGATACAACTTACAAAAAATATACGCTAGTTGAACTGGGTCACCACTACTTTGATATTGCACCGCTACCGAAGACAATGTTTTATCACTCTTGTAAAAATTTGCCAAGGTTTGAAAGTTTTTTAAAGTTTCTTGCATAATATAATCCTCCAAGTTTTCGAATGTTTTTATACCTTACATTTTATATTATATATTAATATTCAAAATTGTACAAGCATTTTTTAAGTTTACATTAAAACTTCTTCAAGTTCTTCAAATTGATCATGAGTTAATTCATTTAAGTCCTTTTTATCACTTGGTAATATAAATTTATAAAGTAGCTGACTATTGTTTAAGTGCTTTTTAAGTTTTTGCCAACCAATAAAACCTGCGTCATCCTCATCTAGTGCTAAAATGTATTTTCGTATGTTTAACTTTTTTAATATTTCATATTGTTGCTCATTACCCGTTCCCATTAATGCAACCGCAGGTCTTCTATGCACCCAACAAGTTAACGCATCAATAATACTCTCGCACACAATTAATTCATTTATTCTATCAGTGTTTTCTATAACCTTGTCAAGCCCGTAAAGTGTTTCCGATTTCCTACCATCTTCCGCATTATTAAAAAATTTACCAACTACACTACGTTTCTGTATAAACATTGTACGACCAAGCCTATCTTTAACTGGAAATGTTATACATTTTGTCTCCACGTCATAGCCTATGTCAAAGTATTGTATAATAGTATCATTTAATTTTCTTTTATACATATACGGATGCACAAACCTATACTTCTCAAGTTCACTATCACTAATAAACTTAGCAACTTTTTCAACCTTTGATGAATTTCTATCAATGTTTAAATGTATTGGTTTTCTTTCATCAACTTCTATACTAACAAAGTTTTTTATAAGCCACCTATAACCAAATGAGCCACCATCAAGCCCCCTACCAAAACAAAATGAAACAAATTCTGCAATACTCGCAGTGTAGCCACAAGAAAAACAATGCACCGTCCCTGCTGGTATTACACGCCCGTTTCTATTCACATCAACGTTACTCATTCCGCAACTTGGTTTCTTTTCTTGCCCGTCACCGTGTGAAGGGCATGGAAATTGAACATTGTTTCTTGTTGGTTTTAGTTTGGCAAGTAATTCAATACCGTTAATTGTTAATTGATTTCTCAGTTCAACGAGTATACTATTTGCGTCTGCCATTATTGGAATACCATTTACACTAATCAATTAATCCACCCCCTAAAATAATTCTGTACCATCTTGAAATTCTTCGTCAGCTTCTTGCCTTGCTTGTGCCCCACTACTTTCTGATGTGGGTATAAACTTAAAATGACCTTTATCAATATCCCAAAAATAAAGCAGTTCAATATTATTTAAACCATACCTATTTTTCTTAACCACAACTTTAAGTCCTGCACCAGATTTTTTTATACTTATTACCCTTGAGCTATTTTGCCCAATCGCATCAGCTTCACCTATTTCATCAAGTTCTGGAGCATCCGCCTCGGTTTCACCTTTACGCTTTTCATTAGCCTTTCGGCTCGCTTGTGCATCCGCTATTATTGGTATACCATAACGCTCTGAACTATTATATAAATCTTCAGCAACGTGTGCCAATTGTATACGAATTGCATCACCTTTTTTGTACCTTGCATCATCCATCAAACTGAATTGGTCAATGCCTACAATGTCGGGCTTGTACTTTTCAATTAACCCATTAAGCATAGGGACTGTCAATTGTTTGCCACCAAAATCCTTTGGTGTAACTATTATAAACTGGGTCTCACATTTGCTTAACCTTATTAACCATTCCTCATATTCCTGTGAAGATAAACCGCCAAGTTCTTTTTTTCCCGTCATTAAACCTAAATTACTAAAGTGGCTGCTAAGTGTATCAAATCTATAGCCAACCATTAACCTGCCCATTTCGCCACTATACAACAGTATTTTTTTACCTGCAAGCCATGCCACAGTTAAAAAGTATAATAAAACCCAACTTTTGCCCTCATTTGTACGACCAACAATTGTAATTAAATCTTCACCTGCGAGCCATCCATGTAATATTTCATCAAGTTCGGGCATCCCACTACTTATGCCAAGCAATCCGTCACATTCACAACGAGCCTTATAATCAACCAATCTTTCCATAGCATTTTTTGCTAAATCATACCCTTCATTAAAACCACCCATTAACTTAATTATTTCTGGAAGTTGGCTTAATATATAATCAACCGCTTGTTTTGAATCGGTTAAACAAACTTCAGCAGTTTTGTTTAATACTGGAACCATAAACGAATAAAGATGTGCTTCTTTTATTTTTTCAACTAAGTACCTATTAGATTCTGTGCATTCAAAAGGCTCAAAATCACTAAATTCATCCATTATGGTAATTTCATCTGGGACGGTGCTATATTGCTCATAATGGTTTGTTATAAAGTTATATTCATCACGATATTTTAAAAAGTGTTCTTCACCCAACCCATTTTGAAATATTATGTTTAAACTTTTCTCCTTTAAAACCTTATTTAATATTTGTAACTCGACCATTAATGTACACCCCTTCTATCTCCACCAATAAAGGCTATAATTTCTGATTCATTAAATATTCTGCTTTTTAACCTTTGACCTAAGTACTCTTCCATTTTTTCTTCGGTGCTATTACTAGTATAAATATTTGACATACCATTTAAAACCCTATTGTTAATCATGCCCATAAGCATGTCATAATCATACTTGCTCAATGCTGTGACACCAATATCATCCCATATAACTAAGTCTGCACTACGTATATTTTCACGCATAGCATCAAATTCATCATCTTGGTTTTTTATGTTTTCCTTTGCAAGCAATAAAAAGTCGGTAACATTTACAAATACGCCCCTGCACCTGAACCCATTACCAGCCCAAACTTTTTCAAAATATTTTTGCATTAATTTAATCGCCCAACTCGTTTTTCCGTTGCCACATTGTGGGCTGTATATTAACAAACTATTTCCACCATCAACCCAATTTACAATATCATCTTTAATTTCCCTTAAACGTAAAAATGATTCCCTATCAGATTTATCAGGTTTTAAGCTTATTGGATACTGCATTTTAGTAGGTATATGACTTTTATAGTACAAATAATCAAACTCCATAAACCTTATACAAGCCCTATAACACTTTTCTGGGTTGTTATAATGTGAGCACACACTATTAAACCAACATCTTTCCTTATCAAACTTATATTCATAAGACATATTTTTTACCTCCCTTTGGTATTACAAACTAATATATATGAAAAGGGGCTTAATATTAAAGCCCCTTTGGTTGTTTGTTAAAACACTTCATCACTAATTTCATTGCTTCGTTGTTGACGTGCCTTTGCTACCGCTACATTATCAATACTCTCAACATTTTTTCCTTTTCCACTAACCCCACCCTTTGGCATTTTTTCATTCAAATATGAATTAAATTTAGTGCCAAACAATGTTTCTGGTCTTAGATACTGTTCCATTTTATCATCGCCTAACCAACTTGCACATTTTACATTAATAACATATTTAAACTGCTCTAATGTGTAGCCGTCTTTAATTCTAGCATTAATATGTTTTATAGTAGCCTGTGTTCTAACACTAAAATTTTTATTTGTTTTTGTGTTTAAGTAACTAATAGCATCATTAATTATTTCGTAATTATAGGCACTAACAAGGACAGGGTCAGTTTTTTTATTAGGTATTAAAGAAGGTTGAGTTGCTTTGGAAGATTCTTTTTCTTTTTTATTAGTATTACTTATATTATTACTGATTGTTGGGATTTCTAGCGAACTAGTTTGGGATTTTTCGCCTTCTTGTTCTGGGTTTTCCCCAAACTTGTCACTTATTAATTCAACTAGTGTCGTAAGGTCATTATTTATTTTATAATGCCCCTTTGCTGGCATTCCAACAACTTTAAATTCAATTAACTTGGCTTCTATTAGTTTTGTTCTTGCGGTGCGTTGTTGGTCTTCTTTTAGCCCAGTCCAATCGAAAATTCTTTGTGTAGTTGCATAGAAAAAACCGTCATCACCTATTGTATCCTGCCTATAATAATAATGGTTAAATTTAAGCAAAGCTTGATAATATATAGTAACATTTATTCCCAATTGCTTGGCTAGACTTACATTATAAATATTAAAGTTATTCCCATTTAAAAGATTGAGCATTTGCAAAGATAAATTTTCCATGGACATATTTTTGTTATTTAACGTCATTAAATATCCTCCGCTTGGTTTTATAAAAAGGGCTGTCACCAGCCCCCTTAATACTATTTTGTTCTTCTTCTTGTGCCATTTGGTTCATCAATAACTTGTGGGGTGTTTTCAGCAATAACCTCTTTAAATTGCTTTTCAATTTCTGTGTCGCAGGTGTTGTGCATCTTTTTCTTTATGTCAGTAAGGTTATCAGTTTCGTCAATTGACATTGTTATGCCAAATTCGAAAGTGTAGTGTGCCCCATTTATTGGCATACTGACTCGGCTTAAACAACTTAATTCTTTTACTTTAGCCACTACTTAGCCCCCTTAATTTTTGTAACTTTAAGAACTGCGACAGTTGTTTGTTCACTACAATCAGATATTTTACCAGCATCTAGTTCGCCCCTATATATTAGGTCTTCCAAAACTTTTTCATCTGGAACTTCGATTGTTTTTATTGCACTTGTTAACTCTAAATCCTTTAACCTTTGTAAAAGCTTTTCGGTGTTCATACTATTTCTTTCTTGTAAAGAATAAACAGCTTTAATATCACCAACAATAATTTCCTTAGACCCACCTGCAGCAACACCAAAACCCATCTCACTTTTAATTTCGGCATTTAGTATGTCGGCTTCTTTTTTTAGTTTATCAGCGTCCGTCTTAACACCATAAAAATCTGGTATGAGTGTTTCAAGTTTATTTTTTGGTGCAACTTGTTCGACTTCTGTAGGTGGCACAACTTTTTTTGCTCTTAGTTTCTTAACCACACCAACTGCGTCGGTGCCATCGAGTTTTCTTCCAATCATTTCATTTGCGATATCGCCCATAATATAGACCTCCTTTATTTTTGTATTACGTTTAATATATAATAAAAAAGCCAACTAATTAAAGTTGACTTATAAATCACTATTAATTTTTTATTGTCCTTTGGTTGCCACGTTCAGAAATAAGTTGTCCACGCTCACCCCACAAGCCAACATTAAAATCACTCATTTCACCATACTTTACACTTTCACTAAATGCAATTATTGCAGGCAAATCTTCTTCCTTGAAAAACCTTGTGAGCCTTTTATCAAGTATATAAAATTTTGGTAGCACCTTGTCGGTTTCAGGACCGCTACTCATCCACTCATACCAATGTTTTATAGTTTGTGGACTTTTGCCTATTTTTTTAGCAACCTCCCCAATCTTTAAATATTTTACACCGTCAACTATTTTCAATATATGCACCCCTTTATCTTGGTTATCTTTTACTTTTTATTAAGGGGGCATACATTTGCACACCCCCAGTTTCGTTTGTTCAATTAACTTAATAGCCAATCTACTATTTCAACACGTTTTCCCTCACGTATAACACCATCAACCAACATGTCAGATAATGCACCTTTTTCATAAACTATTTCCTCAATACGCTCATCTATTGTATCTTTACATACCAACGTTATTATATTAACTGTGCCTTTTGTTCCGATACGGTGTGCCCTGTCTTCCGCTTGGTCTTTTGTAGCTTGGTTCCAAGGGCTATCAAGAAAAATTTCTGTTGTGCCAGATGTTAATGTGTAGCCAGTTCCCATTGCACCAATAGTTCCGATTATTACTTTGCAAGTTGGGTCGTTTTGGAACCTATCTTTTTCAGCCATAGGCTCGTTTATTTCACCTGTAATAATTGCTGGGTTATATTGTGCCAAACGTTTTTCGGCTTCATTTGTAACGCTTGTCCAATTACTAAATATTAAAACCTTTTCGCCATTTTCAACCGCTTCCTCAACTAGTTCTTCCATTCTGTCAAGCTTTGCACTTTCTGAAATTGTTGAGCTTAATATTCCCGTGAACCCTGTTGCTTGGCGTAATCTTATTAGTTGGGCTAGTGGATTATGGCTGAATTTAATTTGGTCAATATTTGCTTTGATTGCATTTTTTACATCTTTATAAAGTTGTGCTTGTTTTGGTGTCATTTCGACATATTCAGTTATTTTAACTTTTGGGGGTAAATCAAGCACTTCATCTTTTTTTCTTCTCAACATGTTAGCGTCAAGTATTTCCCTAAGTTGGCTGAGGTTTTTATAGCCCACTATTTCATAACCGCCATACCCACCCATAACACAATAATGATTTTTAAATGAGTATAAACTATGTTGTTCAACATCAATCCATTTTAATGGGTTATAAAGGTCAATAGGTTTGTTCATAAGTGGGGTTCCAGTTAGTGCCATTTTGTAAAAACTTTTGAGGCTGTGTATCGCTTTTCCTTGTTGACTAGTTGAGTTCTTTGCCTTATGGATTTCGTCAATAATTACCATACCAATTATTCCCTTTTTACACATTTGCTCAAGCTTGCTGCAAATTTCTTCATCCCTAAGTGTTTCAATATTTGTTACTAGGAAGAACTCGTTGTGTGCAACATTTAAATCTGCAAGTCGTTCTTTTACGCTGCCAATAACAACTTTTCCACCAGCTTTTATTGTGCTTCCTATTAGGTGGGCTTTTTCATTGCTATGTGTGCCTATTTCATTAACCCAGTTCCACTTTAAACCATTTACCCCTGCAACTATCAAACAATGTTTAAAAAGGCTTTTTCTAGCTATTGCAATGTCTATCGCTTGTTTTGTTTTCCCAAGCCCTTGTTCATCACCAAGTATGAACTTGTTGTGTGCTAACCCATAATTAAAACCTTCTATTTGGTGGTTAAATGGCTCCGTCTTAAATCTATAACTGATTGTATCAACACCATCAAATATTGCACTCGCTTCTTCGGCTTTACCCTTTGTGTGGGCTTTGCCAATAATTTCAAGTTCTTCAGCCCCAAACAAGGCTATAACATTATTTATATCGCTTGTTGGCACTTCCCATTCCTTTGTTGTTGGTACATAGTAGCGTTTCGACAATGTTTTTATTTTTGCAATTAATTCCATGCTATAGGGTATCTTCACATAAAGGCTCTCTTTTGTTTTTAAGTTTGTCGCTTGTTTTAAAGTTATTTGTATCATTTTAATACCTCCTAAAGTTTTTTCGTTTTACTACCTGAACATATTATATAATAATATTGGTATTATTGCAACATTTATTTTCAACCTTTTGATAATAAAAATAGGGGGGTTTTCACCCCCTACCTAATCAGTCATAATATGTGGCATTAATATTTAAACTGTTTTTCTAAAATCTCGTCCAGATGAAACTAAAAGTTTTGCATATTCAAGTTCTTCACGGTTTGTGATGTTGTATATTGCATCCAATGTCCATCCGAAGCTTTTTGGTACCACTTTGACATTTGCGAGCATTGTTTCGTTAAGTGATGCACTGTTTACATGAATTTTAAATTTTTTCTTTTGTGGATGCACTTCACAAATATTCTTAGTGCCTATAAAAATACCACGATAGTTATTTGCATCTTTTAAAATAACGTCATCCCCGAGACCTTTGGCAAATGTTTCAAGTTCTTCCCTAAGTGCAACAATAACTGGGTCGGGTGTTTTTGGTTCTTTTAATGCTAGGTTTTGTTTATTGGCAAGTTTTTCGGCTCTAACACGTTCAGCCTCAGCAGATTTTTCCACTTTTGCTTTATTGGCTTCTTCTTTTTTAATCGCCTTTAACTTGTCTGCTTCGATCTTCGAATCGGCTTTAATTTTTGCTTCCGCTTCTTTCTTTTCAGCTTTTTCTTTGGCTGCAATTGCTTTTGCTTCAGCTTCGGCTTGCGTTTCTTCTTCTGTTTTTACGGGTTTTGTTTTGGCACCGACACCCTTTTCTTTGCCCTTATCAGCCACTTTAACGCCTTTTACTGTATTACTGTTAAGTACGGTGTTTGTAAGTGCTTGCTGGTTGTCATCGAAGTTTCCTTCGGCAGTTGTAGCTTCATCATACCATCTTTCAAAAGTACTTTTTGCAATTTCCTTTTCAACCCCGTCCATTAAAACTGTAACATTTTTGTCATCAAGTGCAACTACTTGATAAACCTTACCATCTTTCTTGGATTTAACTTCCATACCGACTACTGTTTTTAGTGTACTCATTTTAATACCTCCTATTTTTAATTGTGGGCAAATCGCCCTGTGTTTGATATTATATAGCAAACCTAATCATATTGCAAGCAAAAGTTCAATCAAGTTTGCTAATTATGTTAAATAAAAAGGGGTTTGTTTAAACCCCTTTAAAAATAACTTTTACCTAGCTTTTGCCCACTTGCTTAAATCAAGCTCAGCAATTAATTTTGCTACATCATCAGACGTTCTAATGTTTATTTCATTTTTGTAAGTCCAACCATAAGATTCAGGTATTACTTTAATTTCAAATCCGTTTGCTGGGTTTACTTGGTGCAACACTCGCATAACAAGTCTTTTCTTTTGTAATCTAATTTCAGCAAAGTTGCCTTTTCCATCTAACTTAATAGCGGTTGTCCCGTTGGTGTTAACTTTGCAAATAATTCCTTCAACGCCTTCAAAATGTTTTAAAAGTGCTTTGTAAATAGTTTCCAATCCTAAAAATAATTCACTTACTTGCTCGCTTCTTTCGGTTGTTTCAATTGTCACTGTGCGTTCAACAGGTTTCCACCATCTTTTTATTGTGCTAAATGTTAAATCTTGGTAGGTACCATCTACCATTTTTAAGGACGCTTTGTTATTAACTACACTGTTAATCTCACCAATTTTTTCAATTTCTTTAATACTTTGTAAATTTAAGCCAACTTTAATTTCAAACATTTTTACTACCTCCTAAGTTTTAAGTTTGTGTTGTATTACCACTGAACATATTATATAATAATATTTATCATACTGCAAGCTATTTTTTAATTATTTCATAAGTTTTTAAAAAGTTTAATACATCTTCATCACTCCAACGTCTAGCGTCTAACCCGTAATATATGCCAATCCTTTTTTTAACACCGTTTATATAATTTGGTGTAGATAGTTTTTGGGTAAAGGGGCTGGAGTTTTTAATTCCAGCCAGTTCAAAATATACGTTTAAATTAATCATGTTATGCCACCCCCGTAAGTTGCTCTGAGCTTAGTGTTTGTATTCTTTTAGTAACATAATCGCCAACGTTTGAACCATTTATATTTAATTTAGCAAACATTGTTTCCATTGATTTTTGTAATGTTCCCCTTGAGCCAGTGTGTATATTAACTTTGTTTTCCTTTGCATAGTTTACTATTAAATGTGTAAGTATTGCCCAGTTAACAACTTTTTCTGATTCTACTGTGCCACTATGTTGTCTAAATTCTATTGTTCCGTATTTTACAAAACTTTTTATATTAAGTGTTTTGTAACGAGTGCCTATAGCATTATCCATGCTATAAACTGTTGTAGCTTCGTTTATTTCAGCAATTTCGCTTGAGCTAATTGCTCTGCAATAACCTTCGGTAGCACTTTGTCTTCTACTTTTTGGCATCATTGCATCAATAACATTTTTGTATTCATACATAAAATTGTAAAGGCTTTTAAAGTTTTCAACCGAGTAGTCATTTACATCGTGGTGTATGTGCACTCCACAAGTTTTATCAACCTTTGCACCACATTCAACAAGTGTTTCCATAACTACTTCAAGTTCATCAAGTCCAGCATCACTGTAAAGTATTGGGCTAACAATTTCGTTCCCGTTCATAGCATCTGTTCCCGAAGTCGTAACGCTAGCGTCAGTTGTAATTTTCCAACATGTAGGCGTATTGTGGTTGTAGCCTTCCACGTTTGCAGCAACACCTTTTGCTCTTAATGCTCTTGCAACTTCTTCTTTTGTACATCCAAAAAATTCAATTTCAACGCCAATTTTTAAGTTTTTCATTTTTAAAGCCCTCCGTTTTTTAAGTTTGTTTACCACCACTGAACATATTATATAATAATATAGCATGGATTGCAAGTCCTTTTTTAAATTTTTGATAAAAAAAACAGGGGTATTTATTCCCCTGTTTTTTTGCTATTTAACGCTTCCGTTCCAATAACCGTCATCAAGTTTGTCTTTTGCTTTAAGGTATAGCCAAGCAACAATTATTTGTAATGATTTTTTTGATAAAATTAATTTAATTTTTAGGGGTAGCACATTCCATAATCCTTCAACTACCCACTCTTCTTGCTGGTAACCACTATTTAAAACCTTGTCCCTTGTCATACGCTTTGCTGTTAGCATTGCTTCATATGAAAGAGACTTAAACTTTTCCCATTGGAATAAGGCATAAATAACAATCGCCAAAATACAAACAATAACAAACCGCCATTCCCATAGTAATGATAATAAATCTGACACAATACCACCTCCGCTAAATTTTTATGTTACCTAATCTATTTTAAAAAGTGTATGCTATTTAAAAGCCATACACCCTAATTTTAATTCATTTTGTTTAAAGACCTACTAAATGCAATCTTTAAGTATTCGAGGTTCACTACTTGCCTTCCCTCTAGCACATTGACCCAGTATTGGTTGTTTGTAAAAATGCCATGTTTTACTAATTCATCAACAAGTAACTCCACGTCACTTTTTTCGTCAAGTTCCCACAACTTGACCCCAAAATGTTTGCATATACTTTTGGCGAATATTTTTGCAATTAATTCAATATTACTTGTAATCCATTCAGCGGTAACAGGATTATCGTGAAAATCAATTTCAACAAGTGCAGAAGATGCGTCCGTATTAGCTAACTCATACATATGCTTCCCCTCACCATAATTATTAAAACCTTGTTTAACCCCCCTGTCGGATGTTGGTGTAATAATACTTATGTCATTATATAATAACCTTGCAAACTTTTCACCAACACCGCCAAACTTATGGCAAAATACTTCCGCACCCGTGCCACCGCCAGCATTTGAGTGTATTGCAAAATGAAAGTCAACTTTTTTAGAGTTGCTATCATCAACTATTTGTTTTAAATTCATTTCAGGTCTATTTCTATAAACCGTAAACCCTGAATTTTTAAGCAATGGGACAAGCACATCGGCAATTTTATTCATCCAAAATTCTTCTGTACCACCATTGATATAAGTATTTTTTTCTTGTGTGGATGGGCTAATATAAATCTTGCTCATTTAATATTCCTCCGTTTTAACTTAGAATTAATTTAATAATATCGGGTAAATATTGACTAGCTATAATTGCACCAACTGCTGCAAGTAGCCATTTTTTAAAGCTATTTTTTTCTTGTAGAGCTTGCCTTGCTGGTATGTTTTTAATATCATCAAGTTCGGTTTTAATATTAACCACTTTTAACTCAAGGTCTGTTTCAAGCTCTTCAATTTTTGTATGTACCCTAGTTAATGAATCTTTGTTAGCCATCATTTCCCTCATTGTGTCCATCTCTTCTAACATTTTTTCTTGAACCCTACCTTGTTTTTCAAGAGCCGAACCTTGGGTTTCAATCGCTGTCAACATTTTACCGTTGTCAGATGCTATTTGTATTAGTGTGATATGTAAATCTTTCGTAAGTTTAAATATTTCTGATAAAACCTCTGTCCTTGATTCAAGTTTACTAATTCTTTCTGAATGGTCTAATTGTAATTCGTTGCTACATCCGTCCATGTATTACCCCCTAAAAATTTTATAGTAACACGGTATAATTAAATAATTATTTATATGCTTATTTATGTGCTTAATTATACCATGACAACTATAATTTTCATAGGAATATTATACGATACATATCTTAAAAATTAATATATTCTTGTTGCCTTTGCTACCGATTGTTTCTTGTTTATTTTTTCGATGTAATCAGTAAGTAAACCTTTTCCAGCTATTCCGGCACTATCAACAGTAAATGATGTGCCAAAACCAGAATCCCCAAATTTATGGGTCACATTTGTAATCACCCCAATAAGTCGGGCTCCGTCATTTGATATTATTTCGGCTATGTCACCAGTTACTAAATGGGGTCTAAATGGTCCCTCAAACGTTTCAACTATGCCCGATTTACTTAAACTTTCAACCAAACCATCACCAATTATCCCAAGTTCTACTTCGCTAGTTTCATCTGGTGCTGTATAGATAAATGTTTTTTGTGCTTGGTATACCCAATCATAATCATTGTATATGCCTTTATAAACTCTTCTAGTATAATCAACTTCACCGACCTTATACTTGCATTGACAACAAACTCGGCTATAAACATCTTGGTCATCCCTAACTATGCCCCTACTAAATACTTCATAACCCCTATAAAATACATAGTTGCTGTTATAGTTTTTTATTGGGTCATAAGTAACGGATGAACCTGCTATTATATCACCATCAAGGGTTTCAAGCAATCGCCAATTTTTAGCAGTCCTTATCAATTCTTTTAGCCCACTTAGTAAGTCCATATCACTAGGGAACCGCATACCCATTTCCCAGACACTTGTTGATTGCACATCGTAATTTTCAACGCCAGCATAATCTAAAATATCAGTGACATTTGTGTGATATAGTTGTGGACCGAAGTCGGTTGTTTCATTAAATTGTTGGTCTTTCAAAAGTTTGCCACTTATGTTTCTGCAATCAATTGATAAATCTCCGCCACCCGTTTTGAAATCAATTCTATCGATGTAAAATACACCCATAGGGTAATCATCCGAATCTCCAGCCGAGAAAAATAATTCAATTTTCATGCCTGGATTTATCAATGAGTTATCCTCGCCCATCAATTTATTTAACGGGTTTTTAAAGGTCATTTGTGAGGTTGAAACATTGTTGTTATAATTTAATTGCACACCGCCATCAGTAAGGTAATTAGTAATATCACTCAATGTTCCCCATATTGCAAAACGATGTCTTTCGGGTGTAACAACATTATCAAACCTATCAAGAACCGTGTCTTGATGCCAAGTACCAAACACCCCAACCCTTGGGACATTTTTTAATCTAACTGATGACATGTTTGTGTCATGTGTTGCAACGGTTGGGGCACTAAATGCTGGGGTTCCCCAAGGTACATCCCCAGCAACTGTTACCCAATTTCTAATATTCAACACACCATCTAAAACACTAAATAAAATTACATTGTTATCAGGTAGGTGGACGGCAGAGGGATTAACCCCTGCCCCAAGATTACTAATATGCTCAAAAAGCAACTCCATCTAGTCACCTACTTTCGTTTTCTTGCAAAGCATCTTTAACAGCTTGTTTAACAATTTCTTCAATAGCTGGTGCACTTTCAACAACCTCAACAACTTCTTCATAAGGCACATCAATTATCTCATGTTCCTTTGTGTTAAATGACTTCCCACACTTAGGGCAATCAACAAATTCGGCGATTGTTTCAAAGTCAAAATATTGTCCACATTCACACGTTACATTTCCTTTTATCATTTATTATACCCCCTCCCCAAATTGTATTGAAGCAGAAACGTCTACCACATATTGATTTGTTTTATGAATACCTTTAGTTGTGTAA